GATCCACAGTTCATAACCCCATCCTTTTTCGACTTTTTTTATCATACTATTTCTTTAATAAAATTTATATAATTTGATAAGCAATTTTTCATAGTTATATCAAAACAATTTGATAATTCGCTTTTGTCAGGAAGCTTATTCTTTATTTGTTTTACATCAATTTTTGGAGGGTTTTCATAGTTAGTCAACTTAAAATTATAGCTAACTTCTTCTTTAAGAATAATTCCATATCCTTTAATAAGTTCTTTTGTTCCACCTTGTTCTGAACAAATAACTGGCGTTCCTTGAGATAAAGCTTCAACAACCGTATTCGGACAGTGATCCAACCATGCTAAATGAAGCATCCAGTTTGCAGCTGAAAAAATCTCTAAACACACATCATGAGGTTGTGAACCTGCATAAAATATATGAGGATCTGCAACCTTGACTGGATTAGACCCTAATACAATTAACGCAGCTGAAGAATAAAAATTTTTTAAATGTTTATAAAGATCGATATTTGCCATTAATCTTTTTTGAGGGTGCCAATTTGCAGAACAAACAAATAACATTTCATAGTGTTGTCTTAATTGTTCCAGCGCAGGAATTTGAAATTTTTTAATTTGAGGAGCATTTATTCCATTTCTTATAACCGTTCCACATTTAGGGTGATTCCACCATTTTGTTGTCATTCCTTTGTCAAATTCAGATTGCCATATGACTCCATCTGCTGATTGATATAACTCTTTTATTGAAGAATTTTTTGTTTCAAATTCTTCAGGTGAAAACCAAATTCCGTCCAATCTCTGGATAACTTTTTTTGCTAAAGGTTGACCGCTTGGTTCGATGAATACTATTGAAACATCGGCATTTCTTCCATCATACAATTCAACTTCATGACCTGATTCTATCAATCCCATGGCCAGTCTCTTTCCAAAAGAATTTGGACCAGAGTTTGAACTCATGTTTATGTTGTCAAGATGAACCTTCATGATCTTTTTTTAACTTCAGAGATGAACGGTATTGCAAATGGAGTCTTGTTGAACATCATCGCCATCAAAGCTAGTTCTTTTGTATCTATGTTTTTTAAGCTAGCTCTTTGGGTAAAGATGTTGGGGTCTAGTTCCTGTCCGCCGTTTATCGTTACTGCATCATAATACATCTGCGCTATGAAGTTCACTGATTCATTACTCAATGGTATCGAAGACTCTTTTACGAGTTCAGACAATGAAAAGAAGATGTCTTGATATATCTCTGAACAAACTGAGGATGTTAACTTTTCTCCTGTCCTCTTTGACAATCTTTCAGTCAACAGCTTTGAAATTGAGTCATGAAGAGCTTCACCTTGCATCATGTAACGTACCCTCTCTCTCTTAAAAACACAGCTTCATCTCTTTGAAATATTGCATCGTTAGTTTGATACGTCGCTGGTACGTCATCGATTGTGTAATGGTACATTACTCTCGGTAAAAATATTCTCTTTTTTGAGTTGTAAAGCGCTGGAAGATAGATGGCTTGATCACCTGCTCGTCGGATGTAGCCTCCATCTTCGCCTCTATAGTTTTCATCGCTGACGTTATTTAATAGTTTTTTTCTAAACGTCTTTAAGTGACTTGAAACCCATGGATGTTTATACGGATCTGCATCATTAGACATGGGGCCGCTGATGTTTTTATCGCTGAATCCCCACCTATGTGCTGTCCACAAGATATCACATCCTGTTTGTTGATATGCTGAATCTATGATTGCTAAAGCGTCAGCATCCGTAAGCCAGTCATCTGCGTCTATTCTGCATAAGATATCTTCTTCTTTGCACAATGATATTCCATACAAGACGTTTGCAACTTCCCACTTCTTTTCATCATTCCAAACACAACTTATTTTATTGAAATATTTTCCACCTAGCATCGATTGAAAGTCTTCACAAACCTTCTTTGAAATCTGTCTATCTGATGTTGAAGAAACATCATCGACAAGAATCAACTTCCAATTTTCATAAGATTGACCGCACAAGGAATGAAGCATCCTTGGAAGGGTCTCTGACGCATTATACATTGGAGATATAAAAACGAATCTATTTGACATATGACCGAACAGTCTTCATGATGCCAGAACGAAAATTAACATAATCATGTTTTAACAGGTTTTCAAGCTCTTTTGTTGATATCCAGTATTTTCTATCATGGCCTGGTCTATCAACAACGTTTTCAATCACAGACTTTAAGCTTACTTTTTTTCCAGTAATCTCTTGATAAGCGCCGCAAACAAACTCTATGACTTGTAAGTTGCTGTGCATTATTCCTGAGCTGATGTTGTAAGTTGAATTCCACTTTTTTTCTGATTGAATTATTTTTCTAGTTATGACTGCCGTGTCAGTAACATACGTCCATTCTCTTTTTTGATCACCGGTTCCGTAAAGAGGGAATTTCTTTCCGTTTGATATGCAGTCGACTAGTTTTGGTATGAACTTTTCTTTGTTTTGGTTAGGACCGTAATTGTTTGAAGGTCGTACAATTACGTAGTCTATTTTGTGAGTATTTTTGTATGCTTTTATCATCAAATCTGCAGCAGCTTTTGTTGCAGAGTAAGGATTCATGGGATTCAATTTGTCACGTTCAGTGAATGGTCTTTCTGACGCGGGTCCATAGACTTCATCAGTAGAAACATGACATAATTTAATCTTAAAATCTCGGCATGCATCAAGCAGGTTTGCTGTTCCAAGCGTGTTAGACACGATGAAATCATAGCTGTCCTTTATAGAATTATCGACGTGTGTTTCAGCTGCAAAATTAACTATGACGTCTGGCCTAAAGCTCTTAATGATGGGCAGCAAGTCCTTATCAGACACGTCCAATTCAACTAAGTTTTTGATCTTGTCTCTAGCTTCGGGTCGAGCAGCATAAGAAAATTTATCGACGACCAGCACTTCATCTTTACATGATACATAGTGATCATAGGCATGACCTCCAATAAATCCTGCAGCACCGGTCATTAATACCTTCATACACTTTTACCATAATTTTCTAGACACCAACCCAATGCAGAATCAGCACTTCTAGGTGTGTACCCAGTTGACAACAACTTATCGATGCTTAAGAGAGTGTTGACTCTCTTTACTTTAGTTCTACTCAAGTGTTCTTGGTACGAAGTCTTGTTCACTTCAAGGTTTGGGTTGATCGTTTCTTTTATCTTTAGAGCTATTTGATACGGGCTCAACCATCCGGTATTTGCAACGTTGAATATTCCGTACAAGTTATTTGTAATCAGATGTTCAATTGCATCTTTCATGTCTTCAATGCATGTCACAGAATTCTTTGCATCTATAAAGTGACCAGACTTTAAAGATGCAAACTTAGTGAGCATGTTTGTAGAATTTTTGACAGGAGATATCAGCTGACGAGGTCTTACGATGGTTAGTTTTTCGTAAGACAGATTCATCATAAGCCTATCTGCCTCAGCCTTTGTCTCTGCATACCAGCAAGCTGGTGTTGGTTCATCATCTTCAGAATACAGTTTTTCTGTCTCCATTCCGTCAAAGATGCATCCACTTCCAACGTGTACAAGATGATGTCCAAACGTTGCACATGCTTCTGCAACATTAACTGCACCAATTGTGTTAACCTCTCTTGTCAACGCTACGTTTTCTTCGCACCATTCAAGATTGATTTTTGCAGCAGTATTGATTATCGTCGTGCCAGTAGGATATTTACACAATTTTGAGCTGATAGACTTTTTATCAGTTATCTCAATTTCTGCATGAGAAAGTACTTCATCACCATCATTCTTTATGACGTTAGCGACCTTACCAGATCCTATGATTACTTTCATTTTTCCCAAACCATTTCGTTAGCTCTTCTATAAGAATCATGGGTTCCTGCATCAACCCATTCACAATCAATATCAAATACTTTACCAGATCTGTTTTTTACAAACCATGCGCTAACGTCGCTGATTTCATACTCTCCTCTAGGCGACGGTTGTAGGTCATCTATTACATCAAATGCTTCTGATGTGTAGCAATACAGGCCTACAATTGCTTTGTCACAAGGAGGAACCTTTGGTTTTTCAATGATATCAACGACCTTACCCGAAGTATCGTACACGGGTACTCCAAACCGATGAGGATCTGGGACTTTTTTTGCAAATAGCTTGTATGAGTCTGCAGAATTTTTAAATTCAACCAACTCTTTAGAGATTAGATTGTGACTGCTAAAGATGTTATCTCCTAAAATGACAACGAACTTTTCGTTTGCGCAGAAGCTCTTACAAAGTTTAAGGGCAGAAGCAATTCCGTTTGCTTTGTCTTGGACCCTGTACGTCATCGAGCACTTAAGATCTGCTCCTGATCCTAACAAAGATATGGCTTGTCCTGCGTGCTCTGTGCCTGTAATGAGCATGATGTCTTCGATACCAGATGCAGTGAATAGATCGATCATTCTATACACCATCGGAACTCCTGCAACAGGCAACAGGCACTTATTAGTTGCTTTTGTTAATGGATATAGACGGCTTCCTACTCCACCTGCGAGAATGATACCTTTCATTGCTGCGTTTCCTTTTTGGTCATTATTTGAGGCTGCGTTCTGCTAATTGTGAGATGAGGAGTTGTCGTCTTGCCGTCCCACTTTCGGTGCCAAATCCAACCGCCTAGTTTTGTCTTCAACTCCTCAGCTCGAAGTTTAATCATTTCGTCAGTTACTTTATACCAAGGAGAATCAAACATCATATTTGACTCAGACGTATCTTCATACAACTTACCGGACAACGACTCCCAATGCTTTGTCCAATAGTTTCTATATAGCTTGATCTTTCTTTCTATATTGAACCAGCTGTAATGAAAGACGCAAGGCAAACTGTCAATGACCATGTTAAACCAAGCGTTATACTCTGCTAAAGATTCTTGATTTCCTAACATTGCTGCATTTCTCTTGCCGTCTGCTTCACCAGAGTAAAAGCTTACATGAGGAATCCTCTGTCCTGATGACGTATCAATCATGTCACAACCATCACCTGCAAGAGCAAACATGTTTCCATCTTCATCATAACGGCGTAGGTCAGCGGGTATTCCGTGAGTGATGTAAGGTTTGTTTCTGCTAAGCCTCCATTTCCAAGGCATGATGTCTGCGCGGACCTTTTCAGGTCCGCCCCAGTATTCAATGACTGGAAGTGATATTAAATCTACACCTGCTGGGAATTTTGAGCATAAGTCGATGATTTTTTGAGCATCGTCTTCATGAACAATTTCATCAGAATCCATCTGCCAACAGAATGTTGAAGAACACATTGCTCGTGCTTCAGCCTTTTGCATTCCATCGAACACGGCAAACCTTGGATGATTCCAGTCACGATTGACTTGCTTGATTTTTAACTTTGATTCCTGCTTGGCCCACTCTGTCAATTTTTCCCAAGTGCCGTCTGTGGATCCGCCATCAACAACGCAAACTTCTTCGCAAAATTGTAACATTGATGTAATACACTGCTCAAAAGGATATTCCTGTTTAATACAGTTTAGTACAGTTGTGTATCCGCTAATTGATGGATGATAATCCATCATCGTCTTAACTCCGTTCCAGAAAAGACCTGGGGCTGAGAAAAGGTATTCTTCTATTGAAGATAGATCTTCAGTAGCAAACCACTCTTCTTCTGCATGTTGAACGTTTTCATTGAGATGAAGTTGACATCCCAATAGTTTTGCTTCTATTACCATTCTTGGACATGTATCTGCGCCTGATGGAAGATACACAAAACCTTCAGAACTAGCTAGTCTTGCTAGCATTTGATCATAAGGAATATCCCAAACGACAGAGTGCTCTTTATGATTTTCTTCGCACCATTGTTTTGCTGCGGAAGCTCCTTTTACCCAAGAATTAGACCCTAAGACGATCCAACCTTTTCTTTCTGAAGAAAGAATTTTTTCTTTTAAGAATTTAATCTTTCCTAATGTGTCTTTAGAGAAGACGCTGGACAATACGACGTTCGTCTTTTCGGACAAGAATGGAAAGATCTTTAGATATCTTTCCTTTTGAGCTTCTGACATCCACCACAATCCTCTTGATCCGTAATAGAATGCTGATATCAGTTTTCCATTCAACTGTTCATGACAATCGCATGGTGATCCTGAAGTAGCTGTGTGTTTTTCGGGAGATCTATAACGACAGTATTTGTAATCGTACTCAAGGATTGTGTATTTCAGGTTACCAATGATCGTGGGAATTAACTCAGGATTCATTTGAGCAAAATTTCCAAAAACCCAAAACCTGTCGACTCCGTCCTTCAACAGACCGACGTTTAAATCTTTTGAGAGAATCTTTACATACGGTAGAGGACATTCATCAATTAGAGCTTGGGTCGTTAACTCAGCACCACCAACATAATGTTCTGCAAATAAGTCTGCGACAAATATTACTTTTGCTTCTCGTGGAATCTCCACTCGATGTTGAACAGATCCAAAAGGATTCTCGTTTAAATTAATCAAATTATCCTCTAATTAGGTTAAGCTAAAGAATATTTAGATTCAGTTAGTTAGTATTTAGCTAACCGCTATAGCCATTGTGATATTGTTCTAGATTTTTATATTAGTAAGACTTGTGAGGTTGTATATGCCGAGACGTACAAAGACAGCAAAAAAAAATCAAGCAAAAAAACCTTCAAGTCTTGACATGGTAGAAAAAGACATCGATGAAGATGTTCCCTTTTCTACAAAAGCCTTAACAAACATTGAACAAAACTACAAAAGAATCTTAGAGATGCAGGACAAGATCCTGTCAGCTCCGGCCATGAATGGTGGATTCACGACTCTTCTCTACAAGGTTGATAGCATTGAAGATTCTCAGACAAAACTTGTAGAGAAAGTCGATCAAATACATGACGTCCTGTACGAACCTGACAACGGATTGTACGCAAGATTAAAAAACGTAGAGAATGAGTGCGTAAGCACAAAAGATCTTGGTGATATTGAGAAAGAAGTTCACGAGATAAAGCTATGGAGAAACTCTGAAGAGAAGCATTCTCAAAAAGAAGAAGAAAGAGATGACAGCAACAACAAGTTGTTGTTGGAACATGAATCCATGCTAAAAGAGTTGCAGAGCTCCATAAGACGATACAATGCAGCAATAAAGTGGGTAGCTGTCTCATTGGGAGGTGGCCTTCTCGGCATGGTAGGCAAGTTGATATACGAATACGTCTCAGGTCACATAAAGATAGTTTGAACAACGCACACAAGAAGCTTAACATTAGTTCATGTCTGTTTTTTTTAAATCAGATGTGATAGAAGCTATCCATGAAGTACTAGATGAGTTGTGCAAGATATCAAAAACGAACAGCGACAGAGTCTTAAAGCTTGATCAAGCTGAATTGAAATTAAAGACTCCTCTCCAAGCATGCATTGAGCTACGTTTTGATGACAAACTAAGATCATCAATTCATAGGCTCATCATAGAGCACTGTTTCAGCGCAGAATCTACAGCCCCGGGTTCATTCGTCATGACTCTTCATAAAACAAAAAAGAGGCTAGAAGAAGGATTCACTGTTAAAAAACAATCACAATCTGTAGCACCGACCCTTGTAGACCTAAAAAACATGTTTTATAGCATGTCAGATGATCATGTTTTAAATGATATTATTTACGAGGCAGTTACACTAGCTGGTTTTAAGGGAAATATTTCTATTGAAAAGAGCCTCAATTCTACAGCTTCAGTAGAATTGATCGAAGGGTATACTTTTAAACACAATCCGATGACTTCATTAAAGCCTACCAAGCTTCATCGACCGAAGATCATCTTAATCGATGGATACATTGAGTCTGTCTCAGAGATCAATCTTCTGTTGCAGGACGCGGCGGAACAAAGACATCAGTTGATACTCGTGTCTAGAGGAATGCATGATGATGTGATCACAACCTGTAAGGTCAATAGAGATCGATCCACCATGCATGTCTACCCAATCATCATAGACTTTGATCTAGGCGGCATCAACACGATTTCTGATATGTGCATCGTAGGTGGATGCTTGCCTGTGTCTTGTAACCTAGGAAACTTAATAAGCACAATTAGATTGTCTGATGCTGTTTTGCTTGATGAGTGCACGATCTTGAGAGATTCTATCATCATAAAAAACGTGAGGACGAAGAGTTCCGTCATCTCTCACGTTAGAGGTTTGATAGAAAAGTTAGCTTCAAAAAATGAGGACGTTGCAAGCTTGTTGTCTGATAGGATCAAGACGTTGACTAATTCAAACGTAATCATTAGGCTAGCTGACGACTCCTCTTTTGTGCATAAATCTCAAATGATCGATTATTCTCTTAGATCTTTTAAGTCAGCATTGAGCTATGGAATGAATGAGGATCGATCATTGTTTACAACGGATCTAGCTTCGAATATATCATCAGCAACATTAACTAAAAATCTTCTAAACATAGGTAGCTATGTTAACTCTATTGAGTAGATTCTTCTTTTGATTTTTCGTTGTAAACTTGAAAGAATTTTTTTAAAAAGCTTTCTGATTTTGAAGCATCTAGATATTTTTTATCGTACATCGATTTGAAAATGGTTGGTGTTACGCTGCCTAATCCGTTGTCGGTCATATACGATAAAAACTCTTCAGAAAATTCTTTATCAGAAGACAGCTTAATAAGAGTTCCTAAATTAGCTCCTTCAGGTACTTCTTCTGGCGCTTTCTCAATTTCTTTGTTGGGTTCACCCACATCTATAATTTTTTGGCCTTGTATCGGTGCAGCATTTTTTTGACGTAGTTGATCAAGTAATTTTCTTTTATCATTTGCAGAGACCCCTGCGCCTTGTTTTAAAAGGCCGTCTAGATCCTTTTCACTAGCAATCTCTCCAGTTCTTATCATTTCTGAAAAATTTGAGAAATTATCTTTTTTAGCCGGTCTTGCCGTCATTGCAGGTCGTTTTTTTTCTAGAAGATAACTTTCAAATAGACGTTCATCTCTATTGACAAAATCTTCTATCAATATAGAAGAGACTATCATTTTTGATAATTCACTGATTTTTGGATTTGTTGATTTTCGAAATGACATTGCTGATCCTTGCAATCTAGTTTATTTTTTATATTGCTTTAGAAATTCTCTCATTATCTCTTTTGCAGCGTCAAGGTTCAATAATCCTATTTCTTTCATTTTTAAAAATCCTTCAGTTCCGAGCGGGCCGCCCACCTTACCGTTTAAAAACTTAGCAAAGTTATCTTTAATTTCTTTGTCGGTTTTTGATCTTTCTTCAAACGCAACAAAAGGATCAGCTGTTTCTTCATCTTCTTCATCTGATGTTTCAGGCTGTTCTGGAGGAGAAGATTCAGGTATTTTAGAAGTAATTGCTATTAGTGATTTTCTTCCTTCTTCAGTCTCTGCAACTTTAGCTATTTCTTCAGAAAAACCCTGCGGGTTCCACCCTGAGGGAACTTGCCCCGCAGCCTTTGATTGACCTGCAAACATTGGTGCAATTTTTCCTGCTATTTTTTCTAAATCAAAAGTTTCGTTAGGTTTTATTGCCTTCAATGCAGAAGGAACGTTTTTTAATCCTCTAAACGAATAACTTAAGTAATCAGCAATCTTGTATAATTGCTCTTGCTCTTTTTGTCCATACTTTTTAGTATCAGGTTCTGGAGGTATCTCTATACTCTCTATGTCAGATTTTGCTTTTGCAAAAAAAGCTTTTAAAGAATTAAGTCCATCAGGCAATGCATTCTCCGTTTGATCTGCAGCAGAAGAAAAATTTATTTTTATGTTATTATCTTTTGTTAACTGTTCTGGATCGTTAGTTGCTTCAAGGAGTACATTTCTCGCGGCACAATTTGATATTGATTTAATTTCTTTTAAATCATCAATTTTTTTCTCTACTATAGTGGCTATAGCAGCCATTTTAGATAGTGAAGTTAGGCTAAGGCCGATTTTGACGTTTGGCATCATAGAAGTTTACTTTTTAAGTATTAGACTTAACATATAAGTATGCCAAACAACAACATTGATAAAATTGCTTGGGAGTTGATGGACTTTGCCAAAGAGACCACCAAGAAGAACTTGATCTCAGCAATAAACAATGGTCAACTTAAGCTGGATCCTGATCTGCTGCCCACGATCATGACATTGATTGATTCTTCTATTAACGAAGGTTTCAATAAAGGACATAAAAATTTCATGAATAAGGTGTCAACTGCCGTAGCGGCAACAACCGGAGATCCATCCACTATTTTAAAAAAAAGAAAGTAGCTTGAAACGATTATGGCATCGTTTGGTCAAAAGCATCTCATAAGGTGTAGATGCGTTTTACCGCAGTTTAAGAATTCATCAGATCCTGAGAACAAACGACATCGATTTGTCGTTTTTTCAGAAGTCAATGATGATGTTGTGAAACAGAAGTATGCGCAATGTAATAACTGTGGATCAATTCATAAGATAACTGACATTTGTACTTCTGAGATAATGCCTGGAAAAGAAGCAATGTCTTCCATCGTTACGGTTGAAGACGTCAAGGCTGGAATGAATCCAAACCTTGTATCAGTCCTTGAGAGACATGAGTGTGATCTACCGACTTGGGAGCATGCTCAGTATATCTTGGAGAACAAGCGGTGGGGAGATTTTGTCATACTCGCAAATGACGTTGACGAAGACAATCGAACCGTGAAATACATTAGGATCTTAGGCGAAAACCTCTACAAGGTTGATTCTCACATTAGAAGAGAAACAATAGGTGGATGAACAATGCAGACATACGGACAACTAACATCTGAAAAACTGGCCTCAGAAAATGAGGAATGCCGTAGAATAGTCAAAGAGGTCCTTAACATAGGAATAACTCAACGACAGCAAAAAATGTTGATATACTTGTTGGCGATGGAGTTAGAAAATATAGAGCAAGTCCAAACTTTGACTAGCGTCATAAAAGAAGTTGTGGGCGACGAAATCTTTATCTCATCACAAAAGGAAAACAATGGGACGATCAGTTGAACCACAAAATTCTGCAACGTCACGAAAAATCAATTCAGAAGATCATGACGCAAACATCATGATATCTCCTCATGAAGACTCTAGAATAGTCGTGTTGTACGGCGGCGTTAGCGAGCAATCGATTGCAGCAACGATCGTTCAGCTATTGTACCTTGCCAATCAAAATCATAAACCAATCCACCTTGTTGTGTCTACATACGGTGGATCGGTAGATGAGATGTTCTCTTTGTATGACACGATTAAGTTCCTACCATGTCCAGTCCATACAATTGCTCTAGGAAAGGTTATGTCAGCCGGCGTTCTTCTTTTAGCTTCAGGCGTGAAAGGTAAGAGAATGATCGGATCATCTGCAAGGTTGATGATGCATCCAATTTCAGGTGGGTTTTATGGAAACGTGTTTGAATCAGCAAACGAAACGAACGAGCACAAACGTTTGCACAACTTGATGACTAATGCTCTTCAAAACGAGACGAAGATGACCATAGAGCAAATTGAGTCAATCATGAAATCAGGACATGATTATTACCTGACTCCTGATGATGCGATAAAGTTAGGAATCGTTGACAAAATCATAGGACGCTGAGCGTGTAAAACTGAGGCATTGCATGTTACAATTTGTGCATGCCGCAGCATGATTATGCTCGTTACTTTCCTTTTCAAAAGATTAGAAAGGAACAAGCTAGAGCAATTGAGTTTGCCATAGATTCGTTTGAGTCAGGAAAGAGATTTGTTATCCTTGAATTAGGTACAGGGGTGGGAAAGTCAGCGATAGGTATCACGATATCTAGATACATGGAGTCGCATGGAACCCCATTAAGAGATCAAAACGGAGACTTGATGACAGGATCTTACGTCATCACGACGCAAAAGATTCTTCAAGAGCAGTACCTAAGAGACTTTGGAGGAGGTCCGGACAAGACATGCCTCGTAAGATCCATCAAGTCTAGTTCAAACTATCAATGCTCTTTTTATCCTGATCAATCTTGCGCGGAATCTAGGAGGATTCTAAGCAAACTTGCAAAACATCTTAGTGGATCAGAGTTTCAAAAGCAGTGCAAGACTCAATGTCCATACGGTCTAGAAAAACAAGAGTTTATAAATTCACCCATTTCAGTTACCAACTTTTCGTACTTTCTTGCAGAGACGATGTATGCAGGAAAACTAGAACCTAGAGGGTTACTCGTCGTCGATGAGGCACATAACGCTGAATCAGAGTTAGGAAAATTTATTGAGGTAACTTTTTCAGAAAAATTTGCAAGAGACGTTCTTAAGTGCAAGATGCCAAAGTCGATGGACCAAACATCGATTTATGATTGGATTAAGAAGACTTACATGAAGTCTTCAAACAAGTACATGAAAGATCTTGAGAAATCTCTGTCAAAACTCAGCGGTGACATTGAAGGCTATGGTTCGTTTTCCAAACAATATGAGATGTTGGATAAACACATCTGTAAGGTCAACAGATTCCTAGAGGTCTACAAACCAGACAACTGGATCATGAACGTCTCGTACCCTTCTCCTGACAACAAGAAGGCCGGTAAAAAATTCGAGTTTAAACCGATTGATGTTTCACCATACAGTCACGATGTATTTTTTAAACACGGCGGGCGGGTTCTCTTGATGTCTGCGACGATCGTTGATAAAAATATCTTTTGTGAGTCATTAGGAATATCATCGGATGAAGCAGAGTTTTTAAACATACCGTCACCGTTTCCTATAGAGAATCGTCCGATTCACTTTCTTCCTGTAGGATCGATGTCAAAGAATAGCATCGATAGAACTCTGCCTGCAATGTCAGAAGCAGTGAAGATGTTATTAGAAAAGCATTGCAATGATAAAGGAATCATTCACTGCTCAAACTACAAAGTAGCTAAGTACATAAATGAATCTATGCAATCATCTCGTATACTGATGCATGATTCTTCAAATAGAGATCAGATGCTTAAGCTTCACTTAGAATCTAAAGAACCGACAGTGCTGTTGAGTCCTTCCATGATGGAAGGTGTTGACTTGTTTGATGATCACAGTAGGTTTCAAATCATCTGTAAGGTTCCATTTCCTTATTTAGGAGACATGGTCATCCAAAAGAGAATGGAAAAAAATAAGTTTTGGTATCCTTACATGACTGCAAAATCCGTGATACAGTCGCTCGGTAGATCAATCAGAAATGAAAATGATCATGCTGTATCATACATTTTGGATGAAGACTGGAATAGATTCTATAGAATGAACAAAAACATGTTTCCACCTGACTTTGTCGTGTCATAATTTTACTCCTTCATCGTCAGGCCTATATTTGGTTTAGGAGGTTATCAAATATGTCAGATAACGAAGTTTTAGCAAAGTGGGCTGATTTGAAGGCTCTTGTCGAATCTCTTGAGCATGATGTTGCAAAGAATGCAAAAGGAACTGCAGCTGCAGGCGTTAGGGTAAGAAAAGGCCTTCGCGAGCTCAAGACAAAGGCGGGTGATCTCGTCAAGTTGACCATTTCTCTAGATAAGTCAAAGAAACCAGAGTGAAAAACACACACAAGCGACAGTTTTTTGTCAAGGGGATACATATTTGATGTGTGTCCCCTTTTTTAATGAGGTGATTTAAATGCCAGCGCCAAGAAGAGCAATATTAGCAGATATAACAGATTTTAAGTTAAACCCTAAGATACCTTATAAGACTAAGTCAGGAAGACTGTCTTCAAAAGAACCGATTAAGGATTTGCAAACTCATGATCTTGATTCTGCTCAAGAAGAAAAACAAAATAAATCTGAACTTTTTAAAGAAAAAAAAGTTCATGAATCCGAAAAATTGATTCTACCCGTAGAAAAAACAAAAGAACTCGAGGAAAAGGTCTTAGAACCTCTGCTACAACAAGACGTTGTCGTAGAAAAAGAAGAGGTCCAAGAACCTAAAGAAGACAAACAGGAAGACAAACTAGTTAAGCAAGTTAAGAAAAAGAAAGCAGTATGATTAGATCAAAATCGAGTTTTTGATCTTTTGAATGATGCTTTTCTCTATTTGACAAATTCTCATTCTAGTTAATCCGTAAATTTTCCCAATCTTTTGAAGAGTGTAAGGACCATTTTGAGAAGCTACTATAACACAGTTAAAGCTGTCGGGATTGTTAATATAGTGCCGACAGCTTTTCTTTTGGCAGTTGACTTTATAGTTAGCGTGCGCTTCAAAACATTTGGTGTTGATTACGGGTAATTTCATTTTTAGGTCTTAAGAATTGTTTATAATTTAAGCAACGAATTTACTATTGTTCATATAGAATAACATGACAAAAACTTATGTTTTAGACACAAACGTCCTTCTGAGTGACCCTGATTCAATTCATAGCTTTGAAGACAACGACTTGCTGATTCCTATCTTGGTCTTGGAGGAGCTTGACAAACATAAAACAAGAAATGATGAGGTTGGAAGAAACGCAAGACAAGTCAGTCGTGCCTTAGACTCTATGAGAAGTCAAGGTAGTTTCCACGACGGCATAAAGACTCGCGGCGGAGGAACGATAAAGATCGTTGCTTCATTTCAAGATCCTTCATCAATGTTGCCAAAGGACATGCCGACAAGTTCAAGTTTGGATAACATGATCATCGGCTTCATGTTGCTTCATAAGGATGAAAATTTAGTTCTAGTATCAAAAGACATCAACATAAGAGTGAAGTGCGATTCGCTCGGCCTTAAATGCCAAGATTATTTAAACATGAGGGTTTCTTCTGATCTCGAAGAGCTCTACAGGGGTGTCAAGGTAATTCAAACACAAGAAGATGTCGTTGATTCTCTATACAAGAATGGAAACGTCAAGATAGATGAAGCGACAAAAGAACCTATCTTTCCAAACCAAATAGTGATTTTAAAGTCTATAGACACAAATGGAAACACCATAAAGTCTGGAATGTCAAGAGCTCATGATGATGGAATGCTTAAGTCTCTTGCAAAGATTGAGAGCGTCTTTGGCTTAAGACCTCGCAACAAAGAGCAACAATTTTCTCTTGACTTGTTGATGGACGATAACGTCAAACTTCTATCGATGGTCGGAAAAGCTGGTTGTGGTAAAACCCTTCTTGCTCTTGCGGCAGGATTAGAACAACTCAATACGATAGGATCGCAGCCGAAGTATCATAAGCTGATAGTCTCACGTCCAGTACAACCTGTAGGTAAAGACATAGGCTACCTTCCTGGAACTCTAGAAGAGAAGATGGAACCATGGATCGCGCCTGTCAAAGACAATCTAGATTTTCTCTTAGGTATCAGTGGTAAGAAAATAGGAAGAAAATCGAAAGATAATCTAATGTCATCTGATCCTTACATGGAGCTGATGCAACAACGTGGATTGATAGAGATAGAAGCGATCTCGTTCATAAGAGGAAGATCAATACCCAACGCATTTATCGTCATCGATGAAGCTCAAAACCTCACGATACATGAGCTAAAGACGATCGTCACAAGAGTTGGAGAAGGAACGAAGATCGTTTTGACGGGAGACATCGAACAAATCGATAACGTTGATGTTGATGCTTATACAAACGGCTTAACGTACGCAATTGAAAAGTTTAAAGAGTATCCAATAGCAGCACACGTTACACTTCTTAAGGGAGAAAGAAGCCCATTGGCGACGCTTGCTTCAAAGATTTTATGATGATCGATGAGGGGCCAATTATTGCCGTTGACGCATAATTGATATTGCAATGAGTGGGATCCTAGACAACAGAACTAGAATAATGGATACCATCGTCACCCTTGAAGGTCGACGACAGATGGCAGATGGAAAGCTTAAGATAGAATACGTAAGCTTCACAGACGCAACTTCTTTCTATGACCCAAGCGTCGTTAGCGGATCCGCAGATGCAACAGCTAGATTATACTTTGAACAGTGTCACCTTCCGCAAGATCAGATAACTTTTGAAGCAGATGACTCTGGAAAGCTAAAACCATTCAAGAATAATAAGAACATTAATCTTTCTAGCGGAAAGATATCTAGCTACAAATTTAAAGATGAATATTCAGGTTCTGCAAGAGAAACAGTAAGTTACCTGTCTGGATCACAGTTTGCCTCAACTGCAGCTGATTTGCTTGCATCTTCTATCGATAACTTTAAGAACCTATACGTTCTTGGAACTAGAGATTATGTCTTTGAAGATGAAGGATTTGGAACTGGCGTTTCATCAATAGAGTTTAAGGTGACGGATGAAAATCCTATAAAGGATAATGAATTCCATTCCAGGCTCATAAATGACTTACCAAGCATTTTTGACGATAAAGTATTCAGCAAATCTATAAACTTTAAATATTTGCCTCCCATCAACAGGCTTGATAACCCTCTTGTCACCAAATCAGATCCAGCGATAATAGAAGAAAATAAGATAGGAGATTATTCTAGGTTCGGAGAGTATGACGAATATACCAGCGTAGAGATAGAAGATGATCTAAAAGAGCTTGAAGACATAGGATATAAAAAGACGATCATATTTGATCCAACTTCTTTGAACAACAAGTTGGTGTCGCAGATCTTTGAGATAAATGATTCGGATATGAAAAAACTTGACGTCGTTGAGTACGGTACATACAGGTATAATGACGTCACAAAGAGCGTTTATTTTGCAGGCAAGGTGTTCATAGATGACAATGGAACTCAAACTTTTGTCAGGATGTTTACTCTAGTTTTTGAATAGGTGATCAGGTGTATTTTAACAATAAAACAAAAACGAGCAATGGCATATTACAAATAGATGATAATTTTGCCACGTTGGTCAACGTTACCACAAGCTCCCCTCACCCACGAGCTCAATTTTCTGAAAATGAATTACAGTTTGAGTTCTCTTATAAGTTATCACAGTTAAAAGCAATAGAGCAAAATTCTTTTTCTGTCGCAATAACGTTGAGGACTAGGATGCCTCCCCGGCCGGTCATCGTGACGTCTAGGAAGTTAGGTGATATTGACACTGACAAGCTTCTTGATAACATTCTTGGTCACAAAGCTAAGATGAACAACATCAGGCAGAATGAAAGAAGCGTCATTCTTGCATATAAGGAAAGCGACATCACTGCAAAGATCAACAATCAAATTCTTCCTTTGTTAAAAAACAAGTTTCCTCTTGAGGGCGTTGGGCTGCAAAAAAACAAGATAATCGTCACTAAGATAGAAGAAAAAGATTCAGAAGAAACTCAGGTATCTGGAATAATCAAAAGAAACGTGGGTCATGCAGCGACAAGCGGAACAGGATTAAACATCAACAGTGATTCGTTGATCGACAGCAGGGAAGCGATCATAGACTTGATTCAAAAAAAATCTCTTCCGCCTTCTGTCGTAACTGTGACTTCAGACAGATCATTGAGCACTCACAATCACTTGAACGGATTGATTAGAAAGAACACATACCCTGAGTATGTTGGAAACCCTCTTACAAAATTGGTGAATTCTTACATTTTTCAAGGACAAGGAACTCGTCAAGTATCAGAGTACGTCACTTCAGTTGGCCAAACATTCGATGATACGATAACGATAAAGACTAGAGTGTCCATAAAGAACGACATAGTCAAGACGATACGAAACCAATTTTCTTCGTTGGTTAACGTCAAGTTTGAATTGCTTCAGACGTCTAATGAATCAGGAACGAGACAAGTCTTTCCAATAGAAGTCATTGAAAAAGAACTAAACATAGAAGAGCATCTTAGGAATTACTTCACCCCTTCGTTACCCCCGACTGCAGTTGCATCTAGATCAGGTTCAAATGTTACGTTACAGATAAAGCAAAACGATGATAGGTCAAACGGGTTGAGAATCTATAAAAAAGCTTTTTCAATCAGTGATCGTAACGTTATGACTTCATATAACTTGATTGATACAGCGAGCTTGAGCAAAGAGAACGGCTTAATGAGCTTCACGTATACGAATCTAAATGAAGAGAACGTCATCTACAGAGTCATTCCATACAACAAGTTTTCTCCTGATTTTTTGCCGCCTGTTTTTTCAGACGTCCTCATTAATAACAAACACACGACTAGCACGAACAAGAAGCTTGTCATCATTCCTCAACACACAAATAAAGGGATAGTTGTGACAGCATATGGTGGTTATTTCAATATAGCCGCTGCTCGTCTATTGATAAGAAACATTACAAAGCGTCAAACCAAATATACTAAGATAAATGATGTTTTTTACTTTCAAAATCCAGACTCTGAATCATCTCTACTTTTAGACAGTAATTTAATACCATATCACTTGTATGAATTGACTACTATGATCATAGAAAAAAATGGAGTTGAGACGATGTCATCTTACTCTACATTTTTTGAATACGTTCCTTATATCGGAAATCCATTCTCGGTGAACATATCAAATTCTATTAATTCTGGAAATGACATGCAGTTTTCTGTGACTGCGGAATTAATTCAAGATCAAATAGGGGTGTTTAAGGCTCTATTGAATCAAGTCGATGCAACGTATGATGAAAGACAGCTTACATCTAGAAAAGCAAATTATGATAAATTCATATCTTTTAGCATAGTAAGGTACAACATAAGCACTGGTGAAGTTGAAGATCTAGGTATAATTCCGAACGGAGCAACCTTCGTTGACTCAAACAGAAGTGCTTTGTATTCTGCAAAACATCTAGCTTATAACAATCAGTACACGTACATGATATATCCTCTTGTTCGTGACCCTGAAACTGTAATTTCTCAAAAGAAAGAGTTAAGAGACTCAGAGACTAGAAAAAAGTACAACGTGAATCCAAGAAAGCACCTGCATCCTCTTACGCTAAATAGAGGCAGCGTCGTTTCAAAGAGAGTCATAGAACAAGAGTCTGATCCAAAGAATGACAATTTGTACGGATTTATAGGAACTTCTTATCAAACAAATCTATCTTTAACTGCGCAGAAGCCATCAATAAGCAATTTTAATGCATCTATGCTGAACGATGATAATGCATACTTGACATGGTCAATAAGGGGAGACCAAAACTTAATAGATCATTTAGTGATTTTGACAGAGATAGATGGAGTTAGAAGGATCATTGGAAAGTGTCATGCATTGTCAAGAGAACAAGCAACGTTTTCCTATAAGGTGTCAAAACATGATGTGGGATACACAAGATTCATATTGATACCTATCTTTAGCGATTTTTCTTCAGGACAGGCTTCGGTTTCAAACCCACTGTTAATTACCCAAGTAGAAGGTTAGAGATTTAGACATGTTCAAATTTCCAAAAGCAAACAACGGCTCTAAGTTTAAATCAGGAGATGTCCAGTCTCAACCTAATAAAATGGTGCATGAAAAGAATGTTGCTGCATCACCTATCTCAAATGACTCAGAAACAAGGCCAAAAGTCGATACGTCAATAAAGTCAAAAATTGCAAATAAGCGTAAGATAACTGAGTTTGAAGAACTTTCAAACGTTTCAGAAGAAAGACCGGAGATCATATCTTTATCATCGTTCAGTCCCTTATATGATGAGTTTGGAAACAAAACAGAGAATGGTAAGCTTCTTGACGTCTATGTTGAGACTCTGCGACAGATAGACGCAACAACACAAAAGTTGTATAGTGAAATACAGGATAAAAACTATCTAAAAAGCAAGAATGATCAGTTTAAGTCTGAGATAACCCAGATTAGACAAAAACTATCAGAGTTCAACGCGCTGATAAAGTCTGTTTCATTAGCAAGCAGCAACTTGAACTTGCATAACAAGATCTATGACTTTTCTCCAAATGAGTTCTTAGAAAAATCGTTCGACGATGATGATTCAAAGAAGACAAAAAAGTCTAATCTAGCGCCTATAATCAGCAAGCTACCGAATAACATAAATCTAGATTCAACTGTTTCTGATTTATTGGGTTTGCCTCCTAATGCATCATCAAAATATTCTTCAACAAAGCTTTGGTTGTTGGCTATAACTGAATTAAAAAGATTAATGACGTCTCATTCCAGGCACATGTTACCGCCTATAATGAAGCAAAACGTTGATGAATCTCCTTCTCTATTGCCGATAGACAAGACCCTACGTTTGTCTTTGCAGGCTTTCCAAGCCAGCGTAGGAGACAATAACATTAGCGTTGTAACAGTTGTTCAGCCCGCCGCGCTAAACTATCTTGGCCTTCCCTCCGTAGCCAGCGTTGCATCAATCGCTGATGCAACAAAGACGATTACTAATGCTTTTTCAAAAATAGACACGCTGTTAAAAGTCGTAAAAAACGACGAAGCTAAGATTGCAGTTGTGTTCGATCTATTGGCGAAAGAGCTACGATATTCTACATGCTTCGATCAAGATTCTCAGGCATTGAAGTCTTTCAGAGGACCAGGAACCCAAGCAATAAATTCGAAAAACTTCTTTGACAGCATCTTTGGAATGGATGTTTACGGATACGACGTCTATAAGAAATCGCCTGATTTCACGACAGTGAATCTAGGGTTATCTGATCTAGCTTATTCTAGGGATTTTTCAAATCAAAACAAAGCAGTCCTTGTTCTTGAAGAAAAAGAAAGAAGCAATATTTCTACTGATTTAACGGTTGGATCAAAATACTTCTTTGACATTGAAGACATATTCACTAACATAGTCGGGGCAAGGCTCAACTTAGACAGAATAGAGTTCTTACAAAGCACGCTGAACAGGCTTGATAACAACTTTTTTGAAATTGCTGGAAACTTTGGATTGTTGCCGGCAGATGACTCTATATTCGATGTATCAATAAAGAATCCAAACGATGACCAAGGAGGAAATTTAGAGCCTCAAAAACCCTCTACTCTTTCATCAAATCCCTACACATTCATTGAAAATGTTCTATCAATGATGGTCGATGAAAACGGACTTTCAAAAACGTTCAAGATTACTTCTGCTGAGGCGTTGGGTTTTACGAGCGAGGGTTGGAAGTTTTTGCAGATGGATAGAGGAATTTCTTCTCTGTTTGCCATGGCTGCGCAAGAAAATGAAATGGGTCGAACAGTAAGATCTTATTTGTTCTTGTTGATGGATGACATGGCACAATCATCGAACAACACAGAGATTGATTCAATGTTTTTTGCTTCATTGAAAGGGCTCATTGCTCAATCATTCCCTAGAGTCATTGATGTTGAGAACGTTATCACGCAGCAAAAGATAACGTTGTCAAATTGGTTGTCAAAAACGTTAGAAAAAAACTTTAACAAATCGCCTCAAGACTTTGGCGATGTCGACGGCAACAGCTATACTGTTCAATATACTAAGTCAGACCTTGCAAACATCTATGACAATGCTAAAGGAAATACGTCTTCTGCTTATAAGTACGTTCCTTGCAAATTTTTCAATGTTGTCAACTTCAGTAAGGCGTTAAGGTCAAATCCTTTTGTGCTTGAACTTGTAGGTATCTTTAAAGAGCTAAAGATAACATACTCAAGATATGCAGCAAAAGGAGGAACTAAGAGTGTGTTTTCTGGCATAAGCTTGGACAATATTGCGCTGTTGTTCTTCACATCAATGTGCAAGATGATATCACAGTTCTCAGACAACAGAATAGTTTCTATAGCAAAAGATGATTATCCAGTCGATTATAAATCGCTGTCTAGCAGCAGATACGGAGAAGCAAAGGACACTAGCGGTGCTTTTCGACATATCTTTGACCAATATGATGGTGATGATGATAAGTCTGAGTCTCTAAACTTTTTAGGAATTCACAATTATGAACTAGTGTTGTACGTCAACACTGAGTACGTTCCTCGTACTATGAAAAAAAATGAGATAAGTTCATACGTTCAAAAAGAGCTTACCTCAACTGCAAAATTGTTAATGTGCATTTTAAACACATTAGACGTTTTGAATTCAAACGTAAAAAGTATCGCGGCAGTCTTAAAGAAGTTCAATTCTAATTCAATGGGAACTTTGTTACGATATCTCAATAACGATCCTAGAAAACTTAGTTTATTTTTAAGAGAACCTCAGCTGATGCTTGCTCTCTCGACCGTCGAGGACATTTATCAGTCATTCAACGATTTCAACGATGATGATAAGCAGCCTGGAGAAGAGAACAACATGTTCACAAATTACTCTGAGAACATTCATTATTATCCTAAGTTGACTGACATCTATGAATTGTTGTTCAAGGACAATCAAGAGTATACTTCAAGGAAGGGTTACAACAAGAAGATACTGACTGTTGGAGTGCCTCAGGGGATGTTTGACAAGCTCTTAAAAAAATCTTCTCTAAATTCTAATAATAGCAAGCACAATGATATTTTCAAAATTTCTGTGTATAAGACAGACGTACTGAACGGTGAGATAATCTATCGTCCCAAGGTGTTCTTATTTGAGGCATCAAGATACCCCGTCAGAGTGTACTCTGATATAAAGAACACGACCAAGTCTGACTATAGGAAGATTTTTAGAGCAATCTCTACTAGAAACTATTCAATGTTTGTTAACGGAAAGGCTACAGAGTCAGGAAACCCTACGTATTGGGATGATAAGAGTAATGCTTTTGGAAACGAGTACTCATTTTTGTCAAGCGATGAAAAGAGAGAAATAATAGAGAATCACGTTACTAGCTACATCTTAGAAAACTACATGAAGATAATCACAGGATTGTCTTTCGACGAATTGACGTTTTCATTGGATTCAAGAGAGATCGAAGCGTTGGTCAAACTAGATCCTGATCCTGTAGTCTTTCAAGAAGCTCAAAAATCTTATAATACGTTATTCGCAAAATCTTCTAGCGAGACTTCTAGTTCAAGAAGCATCAAGTTTTCAAACACGTCTTTAAGTGGATTGGGATCAGGGGGTAAAAACCTAAGCACGTTTTTCAAGCCTGCAGGATCTGGCGAGATTGCAGCTGGAATAAGCTTAAAAAACTTTAAATCAGCAAGTCAACAGATCAGGCAATTATCTAGTAGCCCCGTAGGTAGAGCGCTAAAAGCGATACCTTATTACAAGTTCAGCCCATCCGCTTATATAACTAAGCTAGTTCAACCGAAGAAGTTTGACAGGGTGTTTAACGTCGTATTCGACCCTGAGTTTGAGATTGATTATGAAAAGACTGTCGCTACATCGCTAGGAGCTGAAAAGTTGAAGCTGCTGATCCAAGAAAGAAAGATCATGCAAAAGAGACCTAACGTTAATGAGTATGTTGACGCAGATAAGTCTCCTCAAAACGTCACTCTAGACAACTACTTTGTCGTCATAGAGACTCATGCAAATCAGTTTGAGATTGTTGCTGCATCAAGAGGTCTGGCGGATAAGAACAAGGCATTACAATCTAATTCTTTGTTAGGTAACAGCTTAAAAAATTCTGCAGCAAAAAACAACGTGAAAAACGTATACAAAAAGTAGATCAGTATGGGCATTAAATCAATTCCATCAAAAGTAATTTTTTCAGTCGACGTACCTGAAGTAACGGAGCTGACATCAGAATTTCAATACAATTACTACATTCCAAACGAGAGCCTAAGAGATAAGGACGTCTTAACTGATGATTCATTGAAAAAGATGAACATATCTCAAAACATCATCAGTAAAAACAGCATAGAGATAGCAGAAAAGTATCTCGATTATGCTGAAAGAAAATTCCCAAGATTTGTGAAAATAAGATTCACAAGGCCAACGTCCGTGCCGTATGGACAACCGACGAAGGATCTGATAAAAAACAATCTACGAAACATAGTTGATGAAGAAAAGTTTTCTTCCAGCTACTATACGTCGCTTACGTTTGACAATGGAAAAGTTGATAAAAATGCCGTCGATGTTTTTGAACAGTCTTTGAAGGTGACTAGAAATTCTTCTACCGTAAAGAGAGGTAAGACCTTCACGAGTTACCTCTTGGCTAAATCGACAATAGGGTCTTCAAATATGAATGTCGTATCCAACATCTTGAACCAACAAGACTACACTAGAGGTACGATATACAAGAGTGGTAGCGGAAAGAAGAGAATCAACACATATTTTGAAGGAATGAAGAAACTAACTTCATATTCTCAAGTTAGCAACAACCTATTGTTGGATCTGACTGCGACTGCTTCAATTCAGGAACTAAACGAAAGAAAAGTTGCTCTGCGTAAGGCAGTAAAGACAGCAAGGAATGTTTCTCGTTCAAACAACAATTTTGACCTAAGCGATGATGAATTTAAACCTAGCATACCATATTACAAAATATCAACAACAAATATCGACATTTCAGCTCCCTCAAAGTCATCGTTGATAGGATACGTTGTAGAAAAGTATGAATTATTTGAGGATGGAACTCAGCGAGCATTTGATCCTATAATCATAGAAAATCCCGGTTCTACTGCATTGTTGGATTCAAACGTAAGATACGGAACAGTGTACGTTTACAAAGTTAGAACGATCATGGATGTTACGATTCCTGCTGTCGATAACGCGACAGGAAACACGTCTTTGATAAGTTCGTTGATAAGCTCAAAACCAGTGACGACATTGGTTGAGACGACTGAAAACGTTGCTCCTCCTCCTCCTACAGGACTTCACTTTGTTTGGGATTATGACAGGGTTAATCCCTCAACAGCAACGTTTGATCCTATCAGTAACAGGCCGTATCCGAACACAGGAATGAGAGGATCGCTGATGATCTATTGGTCATTCCCAGTCAACTCTCAAATGGACATAAAAAAGTTTCAAGTGTTCAGAAGATCGAAGGTATCAGATCCATTTGAACTCATAAAAGTGTATGATTTTAATGATGCGCAGCTAGTGTTTCCTGACTTAGAAGACTCAATGAACGAAAAACTAATAGAGAAGCAAAAGATAGAGTCTAGCTATTTTGACGATGATTTTTATAAAACTTCAGAATACATCTATGCAGTTGCGACGATCGACGCTCACGGATTAACCTCAAATTATTCAGAGCAATTCATGGTTAGTTTTGATTCTAGTAAGAACCAACTAAAGAAAACTCTTGTTTCCGTGGCTGGAGCCCCTAAACAATATCCTAACTTATACATACAAAACGATTTATTTATTGACTCGATCAAGACGTCTGATAAGATGACTCTACACGTGTACATGACTCCTGACTGTTATGACGTGATTAACGGTGAAGGTCAAACAACGAACGTGATAAACTCTTCGAATAAAGGTTCGAAGTATAAGATCAATTTTATCAATATAGAAAATCAGTTAAGCTCACAACTTGAGATTTCAATCTCAGATCTTCGCTCCAAAAAACCAGTTCAAAAAGTGTCCTCCAACAACTTTAGCTTAAAAAGTCAACCTTAAAAATTTACTTGGTCAATAGTTACATGTAAGATTTTTTAGTCGAGATATTATGGGATTTTTAGACCACAGCACCAACAACATAATCCTAGATGCGGTATTGACAGATACCGGCCGGCAGTTTTTATCTAGAAACAACGGAGATTTTACTCTGTTTAAGTTCGCTCTCGGCGATGACGAAGTGAACTACAACATAATCATAAAGTATGGTAGGTCTGTAGGTAGAGAGAAGATTGAGAAAAACACTCCCATCTTCGAAGCGCTGACAAATCAGGCTCATTCTCAAAAATTTAAGTTAATCAGCGTTTCAAACCCCAGCCTAATCAGATTGCCGAGTTTCAATTTTACTGGAGATTCCACGACATCTAACGAAACAGTGACGATCTACACGACAACAGGAACCGGCCGACAGACTTCTGCAACTCTACGATTCGAACAGACGTTGCTGAATGAAACGTCGATAGACGTTGAGCTAAGAGATCAGACTTTCCTAGTGGACGTTCCTAATCTATTCTTAGTTGTTGACAATGCGAGCAAGACTCCCAATAACATTGACAATCAACAAAGAGCATATTATACATTGACAAAGTCAGGTACGACAAGCACGTTAGGATCATCTCTAAGCTTTATAATTAACGCAAAGTCTTTGACACAGACTGTGTTCGATGTATATGGAACAGGCACTTCAAAAGATACTATCAAGACCTACGTTAGAGTCACTGGAATGCAATCTGGCGCAGTCAAGGACATAGCAATTAACATCAAGAAGTGAAATCTACATGGCAACGTTTAAGAACCTAGAACCATCAGACATAAAAACCGCTCGTTCTTTCTTGAGTCAGCTGATTGATGTTATACAAGAAGACATCAGCGGGTCAACGTCAAGGCGAAAGTATCAGGTATTCGTCACGGGTGGTATAGGACCTGGAATAACGTCTTCTCTGTTCCAGACAGTGTATGATCAAGATTTTACTCTTCAGACCGCTAATCCAATATTCGATTGTACCGTCGGATTGTTTCAGAATTCTGACGTCGTTTCATCTTCACTTTCATCAGTAGATTCAGTCGGCAAAGAGATTTTTCCTTCATCATCGTTGATGATGAGAGAGAAGATGGACAACTACAGACAGTTCGCGCAAATGTTATTAGGCGATGCTGATTCTCAATTCAACGCCCCGTATGGATCAGTGACCGAAAATGATAAGATTGATGCAGCTTTCTTCGTTGCATTTAAGAGATTATTTGCAAGAGATCAAATCAAGCGTGAGTCTTTTGCATTAAGATTCTACCAATCTGCGTCAATTCAAGATCCAACGCTTGCAGCTCCGACGCCAGCACAACAGATACCTAACCTATACAGGACTTCAGAGACAGGTGTTTCGATCTATACTGACATCGGTGCGTCAACAACGAAGCTAACCGAATTCGGAGGCCAGCTTGGTAACATAGTTGATGCATCCGACACTAGTCGCACAGTCGGTCTTCTGTTCTATGACAGAGGGATTGCGATCCTGGATCTAGAAAAGATAACTTCAGCAAGCCAGTTCGTGTCAGGGGTCATCGATGCAATGACTCCGACTGGGTTAACTGTTTTAGGTGCCACAGGCACAGAATCAGCAAAGACGTCAAAGTTCATACCTGACTTCATGGTTTCTGCTTCAATTGACAACATCCTTGACAACATCTGCTCAACTCGTTTTAGCTCAGGATCGCAGACGGCCATAGCATTCCAGAACACGACGAATATCAATAGCACGTTGATATTCTGTAGAGCTTCAGCTGATGAGTTCAATTACTCATCAAATCCGACATTCACGGATTCAAACAACAGGATCGTTGTGATTGATTCAGGACAAGAAGACGTGCAACAAACGTTTACATTCGTAACGTCAGTCGGCCTTTACGACGCAAACGATAACTTGTTGGCCGTCGCAAAGTTAAGCAGACCAGTTGAAAAGAGTCCTGAAAGAGACTTGACATTCAGGGTTAGATTGGACTTCTGACGGTCTCAAGGAATCGATTTCATCGACTATGCTTGTTTTAGAGTGTGGTCGATGTCATCATATTTGTAATGTTGTATAATTACTTGAGAATTAGATGTCCATCTACAAGGTAAACTCAACTGATTTTCAGAGCGTGACAATCGCGACAAATCCGTCGAGACACTATTCTTCAAGCTCAAGCGGAGTCACGGGTTCTGTCTATGTTTTTGCAAGAAGATCTGATATAGAGAAAGAGATGACGCCTCTGTCATCATTCGTTGAGGCAACTCACAACGACTCTGATCTTGCCGCGACCTTAGATAACATAAAGAACATCGCAAAAAGCAAGAACAACAACTCACAGTCAGATGGTACGATTTTTAATCAGTTGAATGACTATTTGAAAGCAGTCAATGCCCAAAGCGTATCTGCAAAAAAGCAAAAGGTGCTTGACATCATCAGGTTCACGCCTTCTTTCAACTTTACTTCAAATACCGTAAGAAAACTTATCATTAAGGATAACCTTTCTGAGTATTATAGAACCGCGTATCCGTCATCACACTGGGCATATTCAAACTATAATTGTTTGAATTTCTTCTCTTCTTCTACAGTTCCTACGTCTTCGGTGTTGTTGTATCCAAATGATGATAATGATGTCCTACATGAAGGATATTCTTTTGGAAGGTACGCACTCAGCGGAGCGTTCAGTTTTGATTTTTACATCAACCCTCGATACAAACAGCTTGACTCATCTGGACACTTTGCTGCAGGAACTATATTCCACCTATCTTCAAGTTATGCTCTGTCTCTAGTTAGCGGTTCTTTAAAGGATGAGAACGGCCGCCCTGCAGCGTTTAGGCTTCAACTGCAACTGAGTCACAGCGCAGACATCTCTCCATCGCTGGCTTCATACGGAGCTTATCCAAAGAACTTAGTGTTCTTATCTGACGACAATTCTTTAGAGTGGAACAAGTGGCACCACGTTGTAGTTCGGTGGGGTACCAGTCTCGTCAATCATGGAACGGGTTCATTCAACATAAACGGAGCTGACCGAGGAACGTTCTTGATATACTCAGGAACAGTCGCTCCGCTGGTATATCCTGATACTGGAATGTCTCCTACTAATCCTGATGTACTGTGCCTAGGCAATTATTACGAAGGTAGCAACTCTGGAAACAACGAGCTAAAGATGTTCTTCGCAACAGACCCAGCTACTCGTGATGGTCTGATAACTCTAAAGAATGCCACGTCGATAAATGATCCAGACGTATACAAATTTAGGCATCCTCTTCAGGCAGAGCTGCATGACGTCGCAATCAAACAATATTACATGACTGACGTTGATATATCGGCGTCAAGTTCAACTGGAATATCTTTCGTTGGTAACGACACAGGGGTTTGTTTCTATGTTCCTCCTTTCTTTATAGAGTCTTCTTCAATTCGTAGATTTGTTGGAGACCATGGTGGAATCTTACAGACTCCATTCTTAGAGATCGACGGAACGACAGCAGATCCATTCAACGTTGCTCTATCTTTTGGAGTCGGTGGCCACTACATAAACACAGAAAACTTTTTAAAAGATTTTGCATCAGGTCACGATCCTCGACAACACCACCTGACTGGTGTAGCAATAGACATCACGACGACAGCTCAATCGGCGAATGACTTTCTGTATAATCAACCGTTCGTTAGAAAGAGAAATCTTACAATATTGCCATGCGATGATGGAAACTTTTATCCCAACTATGATTTGTTGAAGTTTGAACCGCTACAAAACCTGTACGTTGATGATTTAGGAAGTCCTACGATAGGATTCATAAGTTTGAATGACATGCTATCAACGTCATCATTGCTGTTTAAGACGACTTTTGATGACGTTAACAAGACGCAAGATCAAGCGAACTTTTTTGCAAACCAAAGCATAGGTTTCACTCCTGAGTCTCCTGCTGCTCCTGTCGGGCCGGCATATTCAAATTATAGAAATTCCATCAATAAGGCAATAGCGGATGGCAATTTCAGCCAAGGATTACAAGAAAACGCTCCTCTTGCGATATATCAAAGGACGCAAGACTCATCTTCAAATCAGGTGACGTTCTTTGACATCAGCAACATGTATTATGGGTTGAGGATTCTTCCGCGTAGCTTCGTCATGTCTGATTCATCTTTGTCTGGATCTGGTGGAGTAGTAAAGATGACGATCAAGGATGACGGCAACGGAACGTTATACAGGGCTGACTCTGATTCTCCTGCATCGACGTGGAATTCAGTTGGAACGATATTCTACAACGAAGGAATCATTGCAATAAAGAGTCCTCATCTGTACTTCTTTGGACAGCATCAATATGAGATGTCGTTCAAGGGTGAGCAAAATCTTCACGTTCTAAGAGTTGAAGCCGTGGCTCCTGTCAATCACCTAAATTCATCTTCAAATCCTACGTATAGATCATTACCTGCTTCAACGAAACCAAATGATCCTGATCCTAACTTCGTGTATGTAACAGGAATAAATTTCCATGATGATAACTTAAACGTCATCATGAAGACCCAATTAGCCCAACCAATCATGAAGCGACATTCTGAAAAGATCATGTTCAAGGTCAAGTACGATTTTTAACATGGCACAAAAAAAACCTCGTCGACGCAGGAAGAAAAAAAGTCGCTATCATCGCGGCACACATATTTCGCCGATTGCAGGTGAGTGTAAGTATCGATCGGGGTGGGAACAGAAGTACATGGAACATTTGGACTCAAATCCAAACGTCCAGACGTGGTCATACGAAAAGCTCATCATTGAATATGTCTCCAACCAAAGGACCAAAAAGATAAGAAAATACTATCCAGATTTTCAGGTTGAGTATAAGGACGGCGCTAAGTTCATCATAGAAATCAAACCATCTAGAAAACTGGATCAATCCACGGTCATCAAGAAGATCCGCGCGGCAATGGAGTGGTGCACGGCCCACGATTTGACCTACAAAATACTCACGGAAATAGAACTAAAAGATATGGGTCTGCTATAGCTCGATTTTACTAATGTCATTCTGGATTAAAGAATGACTGCATGAGACCGTTGGTATTGGGGTTGGACGTGAGTACGTCGGTGACAGGTGTTTGTGTTGTCGATCCGGCGTTACAACCTGATGCGTCCGGGTCTCACATCCTTCACCTTGATAGAATCGAATTTAAGAAATGTAAGACCCTGTGGGAAAAGGCGGACGTGGTCGCTTTTGAGTTGGCCGAACTGTTGAAAAAAATTCCCGGTGAGTACAGGGTTGCCTTAGAGGAACCGTTGATGGGATTTCGAACAGGAATGTCTTCGGCTTCGACGATAACGACGTTGATGAGGTTCAACGGAATTGTCTCCTACATCTCTAGGGAAATATTCAAGGTCGATCCGGAATACATCTCATCATCCCACGCAAGAAAATTGTGCGGCATCAAGATGCAAAGAACTTCCATTGCCGGGATGAGCGGAAAAGAACAGGTTTTCAAGTACATGTCAGAGCATGACTTAAAGCATGTCAAATGGCCTGTAAAGAAAAATGGTTGCGCAGTTGAGTGGAGTCGGGATGCGACTGATGCATACGTGATCTCTAAAGCAGCGTGTATTGACGGACCCTTGAAAAACGTGTGATTCATACGTTACAATCGTCTCGTGGTCCATTCACTGACCGATAAGATAAAGTTTTACGAGTCGATTTTCGGTCGTGGTAGGATATCTGGCAACGGTATCAATTTCGACGTCAGATGCCCTATATGTGCCCCCTCTGACGCTTCAAAAAAGAAGCTGGCAATTCGCACAACAGACGACGCAAACCATTGTTGGGTATGCGGATGGAAAGCAAGAAGCCTTGTTCCGCTGTTACGAAAGTACGGTACGCAAGAACACCTAGATGCGTATCGTCAAATGATGGGGCTGGACGGCAAAACATCTCTCATCACAGTACAAGTCGAAAAAGAACAAAAGGCCCAGCTCCCTAACGATTTTAGGTTATTGACCTTAGCAAATGACATGGATCCTGACGTCAAGGCTGCATGGAGGTATGTCTACTCTAGGGGGTTGTTCGACCGTGATGCGTGGTATTACAAATTTGGAATTTCTGATGAACCGCGGTGGAAACGTAGAGTCATCATGCCGTCCTTTGATGCGTCAGGTGAATTGAATTACTTTGTTGCAAGAGCAATCGATAAGGATAGAAAACCAAAATATGACAACCCAGATGTCGACAAGAATCCCATCGTGTTTAATGAGATAAATTTAGATTGGACCAAACGAATGACCTTGTGCGAAGGTCCTTTTGATATGGTAAAGTGTCCTGAAAATTCTACTGCACTTTTAGGTTCTGATCTAGATGAACGTCATGAGATCTTCAACAAGATCTTGCTTCACAACACGCCTGTAGCGTTAGCGCTTGATGGTGACATGTGGAGTAAGAAAACCCCTAAGATAGTAAAAAAGCTTCAAGAATACGACATAGACGTAGTTGTCGTCGACGTTAGACCTTGGGGTGATCCAGGAAGCATGTCGAAGGCCGAGTTTGAAAAAGCCTTGTCTGAGGCAAAGCCGTTGTATTGGGAAGATAGGTTTTTGACCAAACTTGATAAGTTCGTTTCATCAAGTTTCAGGTTTTGATTAGTCATTGAACACTGCGTTCAATTGTTGTAGATTGGTTGTTTAATGGTTCGAATTGCACATACTGCAGACGTTCACATTCGCTCTCTTTCGCGTCATGATGAATACCGCGAAGTGTTCACTGCGTTCATTAACGATTGTAAGAAGAAAAACGTTGATCACATCTTCATCGGTGGTGATATCTTTCACACGAAGACTACAGGTATCTCTCCTGAGTACATAGATTTTTTGACGTGGTGGCTTGAGTCAATGGCTGAGGTTGCTCATGTTCACATGACGTTAGGCAACCATGATGGTAACCTAGTCAATCTAACTCGTCAAGACGCAGTCTCTCCCATTGTGACTGCGTTGAATAATCCAAGGATTCACTTATATAAAAAAAGTGGAGTGTATGAGTTTCATCCTGGATATAACTGGTGTGTCTACAGCCTCTTTGATGAAGATGGCTGGAAGAACGTCAAACCTGTAGCAGGAAAACTCAACATTGCATGTTATCACGGTGCGATGTACGGATCCGTGACAGAGTCTGGCTGGGAGCTTGATGATGCGCAAACGAAGGTAGAGTTTTTTAAAGACTATCCCTTTGTTTTCTTAGGCGATATTCATCAGATGCAGCATCTAGGATATAGAGAGACTTCATCTGGAGAAAAGAAACCGTGGATATCATACCCAGGAACTCCCATTCAACAAAACTATGCAGAAGAGTTGGATCATGGATACCTGCTATGGGATATTGTTGATGAGTCAACGTGGAACGTAGCATTCAATAAGCTTCCAAATCCAAAACCTTATGTGACGTTACAGTGGACAGGATCGCAAGAAGATTTCTTAAAGGAAGCAAGGAACTATCCCAAGCAATCTAGGTTTAGGATCAAATCACAATTAGAATTAAACCAGGATGATGTCAGCTTTTTGAATGAGACGCTAAAGTCGACATTCTCTGCAACTGAAGTGACATTCAAATCTGAGTATCGTGCCGAAAGTGAGAAGATTAAGGCAGGATCAACAACGATAGCAAAATCAGACCTAGGATCTCATGACGTCATCTTGAGCCTAATACAGACATACTGCAAAGAGAATGGGAATGTTGACGTCGATTGGGACGTCATGACGAATCAAATCAAGAAGTACATGTTTGCAGTCACATCATCAGAAGATTACGTCAAGGGATCCAAGTGGTCGTTGAGACATCTCAAATGGGACAATACTTTTTCCTATGGTGAAGACAATGAGATTGATTTTACTAAGCTGAATGGTATCGTAGGAATATTCGGTCCAAACCGAACAGGAAAGTCTTCCATTGTCGGTACTCTGGCATATGCTCTATTCAACACGACGGACAGGGGTTCTTTAAAAAATCTACACGTTTGCAACATTAGAAAACATCACTGCTATGCTCGCGCCGTGTTTAACCACAATAGCAAAGTCTACATCGCAGAGAGACAAACAACTAAGTCGATCAACAAACGTGGCGTGACGACTGCTTCTACTTCTTTGAATTTCTTTAGAATGAATGAAGAAGGAGATCTCGATGACCTGTGCGATGATCTGAGGACAGGAACCGAAAAGGCAATCAGAGGATTGGTCGGATCTCATGAAGATTTTTCGATGACTGCTCTATCATCTCAAGGTGACATCAACGCGTTCATCAATCAAGGATCAACAAAGCGTAGGGCAATACTATCCAGGTTTCTAGGCCTAGACGTCTTTGATAAGATGTGTGATACCGCGAGCAAAGACTTAAGCGGGTACAAATCTCAGTTGAAGAACTTTCCTGATAGAAACTGGGATGACATGTTGTTGACTCACGGTCAAAAAGTCCTAGACCTATCAGATCAGATTGATGATCTGGCATCAAAAATCTCAGATGCCCAAACGCAATCTTCTGACCTAAGGTCTCAGTTGTCGTCTCATCAAAGCCACAAGGCAGTGACTCCATCAGACGTCAAAACTCAAGAACAAAAGATCATGACATTGAGACTTCAGTGTTCTGACTGTTGCTCTAAGATCGAGTCTTTGAACGTGGAGATAAAGTCTCTAAGAGACAAATTAGTCACTGTTGAAGACATTGAATCATCTGATGATGCCGAAGAACTAAAGAGCAAGCTCTCTGCCATTGATGCTCTTGAAAAATCCGTCGTTGATCTACAACACCTGTATGACAAAGAATCGACTCTGCTGAAGTCTCAGCAAAAGTCTTTGAAAATCCTTGATGACGTGCCGTGTGGGGATGAGTATCCAGCATGCAAGTTCATTAAGGATGCTCACATAGATAAGTCAAAGGTTGGTTCTCAATTAGAAAAGGTTTCATTAACGTTGAAGAAGTTAAACGATCTAAAGGCTTCTTTAGAGAAGTTAAACAAGGATTCGTTGGTGGCAAAGTTGTCTAGACTTGAGAAGGCAACCTCACTATCATCAAAGTTGAAACTAGAGATCTCAAAGAAAGAAACAGAGATTGAGAAAAACAGGTCGTCTTGTGATTCTTTGACTCAATCAGTCAAAGATGCAGAGCAAAAACTAATCGACCTCCAGGATGCTTTAAAAAATGACGAAAATTCAGAGGTTGTTTCTCTTAGGTCAAAAATAGAATCATTGTCTAGATCAACCAAGGAATGGGATGAGGCAAAGATCACGCTGGCCACGCAACGAGGACGTCTGTTGTCAGAGATTGAGAAGTTAGATTCTGAAAGAGCATCTCGAGACAAGCTTTTAAAAGAGATGAAAATCTATGAGATAATCAGCAATGCTTTTTCGAAGAAAGGAATCCCGCTGATCATCACAAGGTCACAATTGCCATTGATCAATGCAGAGATAGCAAAGATTCTACATGGTATCGTCGATTTTTCTGTTGAGCTCGAGAATGATGATGAGTCAGATGCATCAGAGATCTACATCAACTATGGAGATTCGAGACGAATCATCGAGTTGTGTTCAGGAATGGAGAAGACCATTGCATCAATTGCGCTAAGGGTCGCATTGATCAACATATCTTCATTGTCAAAGCCTGATATGTTCATCATAGATGAAGGATTCGGAACGTTGGATGATGCTGGAGTCGAGGCTTGCAATCGTCTATTGATAAGCTTAAAGAAATTTTTTAGGATCATACTGGTCATAACTCATGTCGACGGAATCAAAGACGTTGCAGACCAAATTCTAGAAATCACTAAGAACGAGAAGGATTCTAAGATGGTGTACGTATGATGTGGCGTCCTTACCTAAACAATAGGTTGATAAAAGATTGTGATGGCTTCTTTGTCATCAAACCAGAGCAAGAAAAAGAAACGATCCCGCTGGCTTGTCCAGTATGTGAATACCTGTTACGCACAGCCGCAGATGAAAAGTCGTACCACCAATTTAAATGTTGCGAACATTGTGAGACTTTTTGGGCCCGTCCAAATCAACCTGCATGGAAAGAAGGATGGCGCCCAACGAAGGAACAAGTCAACGAAAAGTTAAAGGGTGGAAAAAAGATGACCGTCAATATGTTGTTTTAGACCATCTCAATATTTAGTTACTGAGGATTACTGTCTATCATGCCAGAATTAGATTATAATGCTTTAGGCCAAGCCATCGATACTTCCTGGGGAAGATCAGCCGCGCCGATCGTCAATTCATTTTCCGTGAAGATGAGAATGATCGGACCTGACATGTTGTCTGTCTCATATCAAACAATCGTTAACTTTGCCTCTGAAAGACAGATGTTACAGGTCAAGTTACGCGAGGTTGAAGCTTCTTCTCATAACATTAAAGCTGTGCTTGATGCAGTCAAGAACTCTTACAAAGAAAAGACCTCCAAGGCTCTAAAGCTGAAAGAAGTATCATCATCAGATTCAGTGGAAATTGTTGGTTTTGGAGTTCATAACCCCAAGAGAACTGCAATCTATAGAAAGCAAGTTGTCTTTGAGGTAGGTTGATTGAATGCAAGAAAAACCATTAACGAAACAGCAGCAGGTCAATGAGATTGTCGCTTGCGGTAAAGACCCAATCTATTTCATTAAGAACTATGCTAAGATCCAGCATCCGCTGAAAGGCACGATTCCTTTTAATACGTATGACTTTCAGAACGATTGTGTAAAAGCATTTCAAGAGCAACGCTTTAACATAGTCCTAAAGTCTCGTCAATTAGGCCTGTCTACAATATCTGCTGCGTATGCGACATGGCTTGCGATCTTCTACAAGGACAAGAACATCCTTATCATCGCAACAAAACTGGCCACTGCGCAGAACTTCATTAAGAAGGTTCACGTCATGCTTCAATCTCTTCCAAAGTGGTTGTTGATGCCTCGTTTTGAACCGTCCAAACAGCAGATATCATTCAGCAATGGTTCTCAAATAAAAGCAGTTCCTACGTCAGAAGATGCAGGTCGTTCTGAGTCTCTATCGCTTCTCATCGTCGATGAGTGTGCATTCATTAGAGACTTTGATACGATCTGGACAGGCTTGTATCCCACGCTGACGACAGGTGGTAATGCAATACTTATTTCATCTCCAAATGGTGTCGGTGGATTGTACTACAGATTATGGGTTGAGGCGGAAGCTGGAACGAATGAGTTCAATCCGATAAGACTGCCGTGGACCGTTCATCCTGAACATGATGAGGCGTGGTTCGTAAAAGAGACTCGTAATCTTCCAAAGAGAAAAGTAAGTCAAGAGTACCTTTGTGACTTCATCACGTCGGGTGACACATTTTTGCAATCAGAAGACCTAGAGGATTTAAGGTCTATGATAAGACCCCCTCTTGAAAAGTCTGGATTTGATAGAAATGTTTGGATTTGGGAGCAGCCAGATCCAGCAAAAACCTACGTTTTGTCAGCAGACGTCGCCCGAGGCGATGCTTCAGATTATTCTACTTTTCATGTTTTAGATTACAAAACGTCAGAAGTCGTTGCTGAGTACATGGGTAAGATACCTCCAGAAAAGTTTGCAGATCTACTTGCAGAATGGGGCAAGAAATACAACGGTGCATTGATCTGTCCTGAGAACAATACGTTTGGGTATTTCGTGAACGTTAAGCTTCGAGATACCGGGTATCCGAGGATGTACTATTACAACAATCGCGGTGACATAATGAACTACACGCCGCTGAATCAAGATGAATTGCCTGGGTTTCCTACCAACCAGAAAACAAGAGTACAAATTCTTACGAAATTAGAGGAATTGATCCGTAATAAGACTTTAAAAAGTTATTCTCAAAGGCTATATGATCAACTACAGGCCTTTATATGGAATGGTAACAAGCCGATGGCTTCTAAGGATAGCCATGACGATTTGATAATGAGTCTTGCAATAGGAAGCTGGTTGACGGAAGGTGCTCAAGGAAACAATGATTCTGGATATGCCATGGCGATGGCGATGTTAAAAGCGACCGGAGTGTCAAGCATCGACGCTAGAGCTATTCCAAACAATCCTACATATACGTTAGGAGCGAATTCTAAGGGGTCGAATCAAATCAATCAAACGAACGTTTATAAATTAAGAGAACCTTCACAGGTCAAACACCTTGATCCTAAATTTAATCACGGTATGGATGATATGTCTTGGTTGTACAAGTGAGTGTATAGATATACGCAGAGGTAAAAGGACATGAAAATCGATCTTAAGAAGTTGCAGGAAAGCATCAACAAGAATGCGCAAGTCATCTACGAGTCTCTCAACACGGCCGAGGCAAAGAGCCTATACGTTCTTGTCGTCGATCTATACGAGGAAATCAACGCATTTGAAAAGGAAGCTCCTCCTGCTGCATTAAATGCACTGTCTCCTCATCTTCAACAAGTTCAAAGCATGCTTGAAAACATGCTTCGTGAGCCGTTGAACTACGTCTCTCGTGCAGAAGATGAAGAATCTGAAGAGTTTGAATCTTCTGATGAGGATGAAATGGACATGGATATGGACGTAGATTCTGAAGAAGATGAAGAAGAAATTGGCAGAGCTTAATCAATTGTCTTCTTAACGTTATATTATCTGTTTAATCCTGAAAGCGTCCTGTGGCAAAGAACGATAATAAAAACTTGTTTCAACGTTTAACAAGGCTGTTTAAAAGCGGCCCTGTGGTGAAGCGTAAGATAAAAAGAGTTGATACTACAATAGCAATCGCTGACAAGGTGAAATCTTCTGGTGCATTGCTATTTCAGCGCTCTACGTCGCCGTCATATTCTGTAATAACTGCAAACTCTTACAACCTCTCAGAACGTTTGATGAGGTATCAAGATTTCCAGGAAATGGAATACTGCCTACACGGAGATACGTTAATAGCCGTTCCTGGAGGCTATAGAACGATTAAAGAACTTTCAGAAGAATGTTCTAAGAACCCTGACTATAAATTTGTGGTCTATTCTTATGATCATAATTTAGGAAGAATAGTTCCAGCACTGGCAAAGCAGGCTAGGCAAACGACGGTTGATCAATCATACGTTGTTACTTTTGATAACGGTCAAAAAATCACCGGATCTTCGAATCATCGTCTCATGAAACGAGACGGCATTTATTGCATGATTGAAAACCTCAAACCCGGCGACGCAATGATGCCCTTTTACAGAAGGGACTTGTTCAATGGGTGTAAAGAAGAAGGTGAAGGATATCGTTGGATCTATTCAATGGACCGTAGATCCAAGATGAACGGATGGGTTGCAGAACACCGAATACTCGGTGAAATGCTAAAAGGATCCTCGCTTGAAGAAAATGAAGTAGTGCACCACGTCAACTTCAAAAAAAATGATAATCGATTAGAGAACCTTCGGGTTATGACTGATCTAGAGCATCGAAATCTTCACTCAAAGATTATCAACGGAGTGAAATGGTCAGAGCAAAATTCAGGGTGGATTGAGCAGTTTAAGGTCAATCATTCAAGGTTTATGACTGAGAACAATCCTGCTGAAAGAAGAGACATAACTTTCGGTAGGATACTTGAAATAAGTGAAAGTGTCGACTTTAATCTTTACAGGGTGTGTGAAGTTTTTGGTACAGATCCTAACGTAATTAAAAGAAGATTGCGCAGGCATGGTTATCAAAACTTTGAGACGTTTGCAAAGGCCTATAATCCAGATTGGAGAAACCATGCTTGGGATAACAGAGGTGAAAAAAATCCTCGTTATGAGCACGGGGTAACTTTTGATTTGATATGCTCAAAATTCTCTAAAGGCATGTCAAAGGCGAAGTTAGCAGAAGAAGTTTCTACCACAGCGACGATCTTAGACAAGAGAATAAAGCAAGCTGGATACAAAAACTATACTGATTTTTCAAGTTCTTATGAAAACATGAAGGTTGTTTCCATAGAGCCGGGTGAAATCATTCCCTTGTACGACCTGACAGTTGACGGTTATAAAAATTTTGCAACAGATTCAGTGATATCCCATAACACTGCCGAAATTGCAGCTGCAATGGACATTTATGCTGATGAAACTGTTGCTCAGGATGATAAAGGTCGAATTCTTCACATTTATTCAGATGATGAAAAGACAAGAGACATACTTGAAGATTTGTTCTACAACATCCTTAACGTAGAATTTAACCTTAGGTCGTGGGCAAGAAACCTCGTCAAGTATGGTGATTTCTTTTTATATAACGATGTTTCTCCCACACAAGGCGTAGTTCATGCGTTTCCAATACCAGTCAATGAGATCGAGCGCGAAGAGAACTACGATAGAGAAGATCCGTTTGCAGTTCGATATCGGTGGTCCACGTTAGGAAATAGAACTTTAGAGAATTGGGAGGTAACGCACTTTCGTCTCTTAGGAAATGATATGTTCTTGCCATACGGTTCTTCTCTGATAGAACCTGCTCGCCGTATATGGAGACAATTGATTCTTTTGGAAGATGCGATGTTGGTGTATCGCCTCGTCCGCGCGCCCGAACGCCGTGTGTTTTACATCGATGTTGCAAACATTCCTCCTGAAAACGTACCGATGTACGTCGAGGAACAACGTAAGAATCTTCGCACGAATCAAGTCATCGATCGCAACACAGGCAGAGTCGATCTAAGGTATTCTCCATTGAGCGTTGAGGACGATTACTTCATCGCAGTCAGAGGCGGAGAATCTGGAACTAAGATCGACACTCTGTCAGGTGGACAGAATGCAGCCTCAGTAGAAGACGTGCAGTACATGCAGAAAAAGTTGTTTGCTGCGTTAAAGGTGCCACGAGCTTACCTAGGATATGATGAAATGTTGTCTTCCAAGGCGACTCTAGCGCAAGAAGACATCAGGTTCTCTAGAACGATCAGCGTCATTCAAAAGACGTTGATATCTGAGCTTAATAAGCTTGCGATAATTCATCTATACTCAAATGGATACGACGGAGAAGAACTTCAAAACTTTACTCTGCGACTCTCTAATCCGTCTACGATCGCTCAATCACAGAAGCTGGAACTTTGGAAGGCCAAGTTTGAGATCGCAGGAGCTCTTCCTGAAGGAATGGGCAGCAGAACCTTCGTTCAGAAGGAGATCTGGGGCTTGAATGATGACCAAGTCGAGGAGATCAACGAGCAAAGGTACGAAGAAAAGTCCATGGATCTCGCGATTGAAGGAGCTCAAGCTGCAGGTACACCAGCCGCCGGAGAGGCTGCCATGCCTGCAGCGACAGGAGGAGCAGAAGAAGCACAAGCAGAAGAGAAGCCTCCTGAAGGTGAAGAAGGAGGAAAAGAAGGCGGAGAAGGTGAGAGCTTATTTGCATCTGATGACATTGCAGATGATGCTGATGATGATGCTCAACTTCTGATGTCAGGTGACATAGATGAGGATGAGACGCTCCCCCAACTTGACGAAAAGGATGGTCTTCCTGTCAAACCTGGAGCATATGCAAAGAGGTACATGTATAACAGGAAACGCAAACGTCGAACTCTACACATGCCTGACTTTGGAAGCATGTTGAGCTCAAAGAACGTATCATTAAAAGACCCTCATGATAAGTCGTTCTTTAAGAGCTTAAATGATCCTTTCTCAGAGTCAACGTCTAGAGGTTCATCACATTTGCCTGCTCCAGCGTTGTCTCCCAATATGGTGTCTACATTGAAGAAAATGTCTACGTCTCTCGGCATGAGCAAAACTCAACAAAAGACAGATGGTCTGTTGACTGAGGCTCAAGAAGAAATTGACCTGAATGTCGAGGAATAAAATAGAAAATTCTCGATATTTATGCCATATTTGCTATCCGTTGTTAATCACCGGATTATTTAGATTGGTTTTTGAAAGGATCTGACCTAAATGTCGGCTCACAATAAGAAAAGAAACACAGGATTGTTATACGAGTTCTTGGTTCGTACGATATCACAGGCTCTTGTTGACGATGATAAGAAGAAATCGTCCAAGGCGCTGAAGATCGTCAAAGCGCACTTTAGACCTGGATCTGAACTGTATAAGGAATTTAGATTGATTAATTCAATCATGAAGACCACGGTCAGTTCTGATGCAGTTGCTGCATCAATCTTAGGTGAAGCAAAGGCTGCTGCCCGGACGCACGATACCGCAGAATTAGATAGGGAAAAATCTCTCTTAATAAGATCAATCAATCATCAATTGAATGATGATCATTTTTATGATCAACACATAAGAGAGTACAGGACGTTTGCCACTGTGCAAAACTTGATCAACGATTGGAGATCCTCTTCTCCTGATCTTTCCAGGTTGGCTGAGTATGAAGATCAGGTCGTCAAGTGGCTTACTTTTGCGAAGCAAGAACCAAATGAACAGATTGTCGCTGAGTCGTCAGCGGGTTCAAGCAGGTTGTTGATGAAGATCATGATGAACAAGCTCAGCGAAAAGTATGACGGCACATTGACGGCTGAACAGAAGTCATTGATCAAAGCATATGCATTTTCTGCCGCAAATGGTGATGATAACAAGACCGTCCTTCTAAAACTAAAAGAGATTAGAGAGAATCTGTTGACCGCAATTGACAAGTATGTTGATGACAACGACAACAAAGAAAAATACCTATCTAACAAACTGACGGAAGTCAAGGAACAACTTTTAAATGAAGTATCTGCTCCCGATGATAACACCGTCGCTGAATATATGTTGTACATAAAATTGATTGATGAGCTGTCAGGAGGAGAAAATGTCTGATTTAAGATTGTTAAATTCCTACCAAGTTTTTGATTACACTCCTGACATGATCAAGGAGATGCGCGAGACCAACAACGGAAAGATCATGATGAAAGGTGTCTTGCAAAAATCAGACACCTTGAATCAGAATGGAAGAATCTATCCTCGTAACGTTCTTGAACGTGAAGTTAGAAATTATCAAAAGTTCATTATTGAGAATAGGGCCCTAGGCGAGTTGGATCATCCTGATTCCTCTGTCGTTAACTTGAAGAACGTGTCTCACATCGTTCGTGAGGCTCATGTTGATGGTGACGTCGTCTATGGAACTGTTGAGATACTTGACACACCTTCTGGAAAGATCCTTCAGTCTCTAGTTGAGTCAGGCGTGAAGCTTGGCATCTCTTCTCGTGGAGTCGGAACGACCAAGAAGCAAGGTGATTATCAGATAGTGCAGGATGATTTTCAGCTGATATGCTGGGACTTTGTCTCAGAACCTTCGACACCCGGAGCTTTTATGATGGCTGAAGGTCGTCAAATAAATCCAGAAGAATTACAAAAACTGTTCACAAAATCAGATAGAATTGATAGAATCATAAACGACATATTGTCGTCGAAAGGTAAATGAACCATGGGAATGAATGATCCAAGAAGTGGGTTTAACTCCGTCACAGAGTTCATGGGATCCGGACTGCCGTGGGTTACATCATCAGTAATTTTACCAGGTGTTACATATCAATACAGCTTCAAAAAAATTACTAAAAGCGTTTTTGTATGGAATCACTACACTGGAAGCAACGACCACGTCCGTGTGGGTTTTACAAAAAATGGTGTAGAAAATGCAAACTATTTTAAAATAGACGGCGGAGAACAATTTGAATTTGATTGTAGAATAAAAGATTTGTTTTTGCGTTCTGACTCTAGCCAATCTCATCCTGTTAGCATATTTGCAGAATTAGTAGGAATAGATGCTTCGATGATGCCGGTTTTAACTGGATCTTTAAATGGAGATACCTTTTGGGAAGGTATTGGTTGATATGGGAATTACAAAGCAACAATTAAAAAACGTTGTAAAAGAATGCCTTGTAGAGATCCTCTCTGAGGGAATAGGGTCTTCATCAGCAACACCGCTTCAAGAGGCTGCAATGAGATCCAGGAAGCAGGTTCCTCAGATCAAACAGCAATCTCATACTCCTCGCCGAGGAGATCACGTGAAATACGGACAAACGATGGCCGAGACGATAAAAAGGGAGTCTAAAGGAAATCCCGTGATGGCGTCCATCCTTGCCGACACAGCGATGAACACGTTACCGTCAATGATGAACGAGAACACGAGACAGCAGCCTCCTCCACCTGCAGGCTCGATAGAAAGCATTGTTGCGGCAACAGCGCCTGAAGATCTGTTTGGCGATGATGCTTCTTCGAAGTGGGCTCAACTCGCTTTCATGGAAACGCCAAAGAAATTTTAATTTTTTTCTAAGCTATAATAATTAAACAATATATATTTGCACGAGGTTTGCCATTATGAAACTAACAACGACCGTTTTAAAGAAGATCATTGCAGAAGAACTTTCAAGATTCAATGAGTCCAAGCTGTTCGGCGACATGAGACAGCCCGAAGACGTCGATGCCGACGAGCTCGATGCTGATGAGTTCGGAACCGACAATGCTCTTGAAAATCCCATCGATCACTACAAGGCCCTAGGCCTCGAGGAGACTCGCCTGATCCATCGTCTTGCACAGATCCATGAGGCCAAGAAGAGTGCCGCAAAGAAGGCTGCCGCAAAGAAGATGGCAGACAAGGAGATGGCAAACAAGAAGGCTGCTGCAAAGAAGATGGCAGACAAGAAGGCGGCAGCAAAACACGGAAAGTGAATCTGTGCTGTATGAGATTCATTCGTAGAAGCGGAGGATGATATGTCTGGTCAAGGAAAATACACAATTTATGCTCCTGAAAGCAATGCAAAGAACATTTTATTGAGTAAACTGTTCCCAGCAGGTCCGACCAGCGCCTTCGTTGGTAATGAAGTAGGTTATCGTACGGCGGTCGTAAGTTCAGGTAACACAAGCCTAAAGCCGGCATCTCAAGTTGGAGATTCTTATTTCGGTAACGGAGTGAACCTGGACTTTGCAGATGCTCCTGACATTTTGGCTGGAGCTGAAGGCGCTTGGAAGCAAGCCGGTGATCCTGCAAACTCTTTTTCTCCCGATCAATCGTCTCCTGGGCCGGGCAAGACAGAGGGTGTTGACAAGAATTCAGATCCAAAGATTGCCGCAAGCGACATCAAGCCGTCGTACGTTCCTGGCGGCCCGAACACAGGCACCAAGTCACCTGCTGCATATGCTAAGAAAGTTGCCGCACAGGTCTTGGGCGTCCAAGGAAAGATGGGATCATCTGATTCCAGCGGCGGTTGATTTATACGGAGTAATAAAAGATCATGTCAAAGCAGCTCTATGAAGAAGCAATTGCGGATTTGAAGAAGGTCAAGGAAATCGCCGAAGACAATGCGAAACGTGCTGTCGTCGAGGCGGTCGCTCCTCGCATTCGGGAGCTGATTGAAAAAGAACTTTTGGCAGAAGCGGTCGAAGATCTTGAAGTGGAAGAAGAAGAAGTCGTCAATCGCTGTGGTGATAAAGGCGAAAAACTTATAGTTGAACCCAATGGTAAAGACGTCGAAGAAGTTAAAAGACGTACAACAAAAAAACTAGTCGTCGACCTTGCTCAACTAGCACCTTCAGCGAAGGTTGAGTCTTTCGATGCTTCCGTAAAAAACCTCGTCTCTGCCAAGATGCCGTCATCCACCGGCCAAATGGAACAAAAGCTACGCTACGTCGAAAAAATGGTTGAGGCGTTGGCGAAGGTGGACTCACGAATCACTGAATCAGCAGAGTTTGATTCTAATGTGTCTCACTTGGGAGACATGATCGACGTGATCTATGAGTTCATAGACAAGAAGATTGATGATCCTACCACCAGGTTAGGATACGGTTTGAAAGTTAGAAAATGTTTAGAAAAGCTAGAAAAGCTTCAGGAGACAACAATGAAAAGAAGACTAAATGAAGATAAGGTTACCATCGAACTGGATCTTCCTGGTGTTGACCTAGGAGAAGTTCTTGATGATGCATCAGTAGATCTCGTCCTCGATGGTGAGGGCGAAGAAGAAGAAGGCGCTGAAGGCGAAGAACCTGATGAAGGCGAAGAAGGCGAAGAAGAAGCCTCTAAAGCTGGAGCAGTTCCAGGTGAAGAAGGTGAACCAGAAAAAGAAGAAGGTCTTCTTGAAGTACTGGGCCTTGATGACGATGCCGTCGTTGAAATCGATGAAAACATGCTTCGTCGTGAAATCGCTTTCATGAAGCTTCTTCGTGAAGCTGACGAATCAGAATCAGGCGCACTTGAAGTAGGCGAACGTCCTGGTCCTGAAGAGTTCGATGACTTCGGCGGCGCCGAAGAAGAAGGTGAACCTTTAGACATGGATCTTACCGAAGCATCATGCGGTATGGACGAGGAAATGTATGGCATGGATGAAATTGATGCCATGGCAAAAGTTGAAGCTTATCTCGACGAGCTTACTATGACGGATGAGACAGATAAGGCCGGTGGTGATGAAGGAACTTCAGCCGCTGCTGCTAAAGCACCTAAAAAGAAGATGGAAGCTAAACAATGCCTCGATGAAGACGACTTATTAGAAGTTGATGTGGACGAAATAGTTTCTATGGGTCAAGCAAAAGACAACGACGAGCACAATACCAAGGACAAGAATGTCCAGAAAAGACAACCTGCCAATGAGTCAGTTCGTCTACAAATGGCTAAAGAGCTCAAGCTTCAAGAATCATTACGTCTTCGTGCTTCTCAATTAAAGAAGCTTTATGCTGCCACAAAAGATGCTACAACTTTGGTTGAAGCAAGACAAGCAGCTTCCCGTGCGGCTCAATTAAAGGCTGCATACGCTGAAGCAGCCGAACGTTACAATCGCTCAGTCGTTCGCTTCAATAACCTTTCACAATCCCTCAAGGAGGGAGTCAACGCTCGCTCAAATAGCCGCGTCAAACCTGGTGCTAGCACAGACAACACGCTAAGCAAGAAGTTGGCAGAAACGAATCTGCTCAACGCGAAGCTCCTCTTCACGAATAAGCTTCTTCAGACAGAGTCGCTCACTGCTCGCCAAAAGGCACAGGTAATTGAGCAACTCGATGCGGCTGAGACGATTCGCGAAGCGAAGCTCGTTTACGAGAGCCTCTCCAAGACATTGGTGAAGCCTCGTAGGACTGTGACAGAGGGTCGCGTGTTCGGATCATCTTCACAGGCAACTCGCCCCGCTTCAACACAGACCTTGTCAGAGGGAGTTGAGGCAGAGCGTTGGGCAAAGCTCGCTGGCATCAGCAAGTGAGCAACAACTTTCTAACAACTTTTTGATACGCAACAGGAGAAAAACAATGAAGACTTTTACGATTGATCAGTTAGCACAAGGCATCCGTGAACGCCACGTCGGTGCTGAGCGTGCTCGTTTGACAGAGAAGTGGAGCCGCACCGGTCTCCTCCGTGGTCTCGACGGTCAACGCCGCGAGATGATGTCACAACTTCTCGAGAACCAAGCTGCCCAGGTCCTGAAGGAGAGCTCAGCTCTCTCAACAGGCGGCGGCAACGTTGCCAACGGTGGACAGATCCAAGGCTTTAGCAACATCGCCTTCCCAATCGTCCGCCGCGTGTTCGGTGGCCTCGTCGCCAATGAGCTCGTCTCGATCCAACCGATGAGTCTCCCCTCTGGCCTCATCTTCTATCTTGATTACACCTACGGAACCAACGTCGGTCAGGCCGCAGGTCAGTCATCTGAGGCAACCTACTCACGTGGTACCTCTATCTACAACAACCCCACAGGTCGTGGAGTCCAATCCGGATCTCTTGCAGCTGGTGGTATGTACGACCTCGTCGGAACAGGTTATTCCAAGGTTACCGGTTCCCTCCAAGCTCTAGACTTCTCTGCAGCAACAGTTCATTCTGGTGCTTACGGCGGAACCAATGGAGATACATGGACATCAGGTCTTATCGTTTCTTCGGGTGGCATGTTCTCGGGTTCGAACGGTCGTTTTGCTGACTACGACAGCCAAGTTGAGACTGATCTCACAAACAACGCTCTCGATGCTCTCTTCGTTTACGTTCCGACGAGTGCTTTGTCTGGTGCAGATCTTCTCGCAGTTGATCAAATCGCAATGTTCAGCGGCTTAGGAGGAAATGCAACGGCATGGGGTCAAACATATCAAGGAGGAAGCGGCGTTCTTAACCTTCGTCGCCTCAACAAGCGTGGAAACTTCAGCAACTCAGTTGCTCCATACTTCACTCCTGATGCATTGAACGGCACACACGTTCAGTTCGTCGTCAAGGGCGCAAACGGTCTCAGCTCGGCGGGATTGACAGCCGGTGCAGGTCGCGTTACTTTTGCCAAGGCTGATTCAGTCGTTGCCCTCGGCGCTGATTCAGGTGGAACCGGTGCGACCCTCACGGTACCGTCGTTCGAGTCCGATTTCGGTGCAACACCGTCCCCGGCAATCCCGGAGATCGACATCAAGATCGAGTCTCTCGCGATCACCGCGGCGACCCGCAAGCTACGTGCTCGTTGGTCACCGGAACTCGCACAAGACCTCAATGCATACCACTCAATGGATGCAGAGGTCGAGCTCACCTCGATCCTCTCTGAGCAGATTGCTCTTGAGATCGACCGCGAGATCCTCAATGACCTCGTCACACAAGCAAACGGCGCGAACTACTACTGGAGCCGTGCTCCAGGCAGGTTCGTTAACAAGACAACCGGTTCACCGGTCACACTTGCCTCATCCCTCTCAATCGGACCGGCCTTCACAGGTACAGTTCGTGAGTGGTACGAGACCCTCGTCGAGACGATCATCGACGTCGCCAACACCATCCACCGCAAGACACTCCGCGGCTCTGCAAACTTCCTCGTTTGCGGCCCGGACGTCGCCACGGTCCTCGAGTCTTCGGTGCTCTACAAGCCGAAGTTCTCCATCGACGGTGAAGGTCAAGTCGCGTCTCCGTTCACAATCGGAGCAGAGGCAATCGGCTCTCTCAGCAACCGCTTCACAGTCTACAAGGATCCTTACTTCGTCAGAAACAAGATCCTCGTCGGCTACAAGGGCGGCAGCTACCTCGAGACCGGCTACGTCTACGCCCCGTACGTTCCGCTCATCGTCACTCCGACCATCTTCGCACCGGAAGATTTCACACCGCGTAAGGGTGTGATGACTCGCTACGGTAAGAAAATGGTTCGCAGCGATTTCTTCGGAACAGTGACGTGTCTCGACATGAACATCATCTGATAGTCGGAAACGACCATCTTTGATATGAAAGGCCGCCGAAAGGTGGCCTTTCTTCTTTTTTATTTGTAACAAAATCCAACCAACTGTATACTATATAGTCCATATAAGGGTGTAATGACATGGACTGTAGGCTATGTGACTTTCGACATGATGATGCAAAGAAACTGACAAACCACATCAGGTCAATTCACGGTCTGTCATCAGAGGATTACACTGTTGAAGTATACCACGGAGGTAAAAAACCTGTTTGCGAAGTGTGTTCATCCTCCGTCAGATACGTTTCTTTTTCTTTTAAAAGATTCTGCAAAGACCATTCCCGTCTCGCTATGAAAGAAGGCGGAGCCCGTGGCGGAAAGGCCGAAGCTTGGAATAAGGGGCAAACTAAGGATACAGATCCGAGGATAAAGCGCCAGTCTGAATCAATGACAGGCGAAGGTAACCCATTCTATGGTCGCCGCCATACACGAGAGACCCTAGAAAAACTTAGCTTAAGTAAGATGTTGGAAACATCTACGCTAAAAGAAAGATTATTGGAGAGGCAATCTGAGTTCATCCTCATTACTCCGTTAGAAGAATACATCTCTCGGCAAGAGCAGTACCTTAAGTTTCAATGTAATCGATGTGGAGAAGTTCAGCCAAAGACCCTGCAGGCATTTGAAAGAGGAAGCAGGTGTTATAAGTGCCACCCATTCAGCAAGTCCAATTGGGAACTAGAGGTGTTCACATTCGTCCAATCGCTAGCACCTGATGTGATATCAGGTGATAAGAAGGCGATGTCTCCGAAGGAAATCGACGTGTATGTTCCTTCCAAAAAATTTGGGATAGAGTGTCATGGGTTGTACTGGCACAGCGAAGGTTCTAAACAAGAGGTTTTTGATAAGAACAAGCATCTAGAAAAATCCGTCCTCGCTGCGAAGAACGGCATAAAATTGCTGCAGATCTTTGAGGACGAGTGGCGAGACAAGCGAACGATATGCGAGTCAATGATCCGCCACCGCCTCGTCATGGATCGTCACAGGTGTAAGACGTGGTCAACAAGAGTCGTCGAATTAAACACGCAAGAACAAAGGTCTTTCTTCGATTCTACGCACATCGCAGGATACGTCCCGTCCAAGGTAACGTGGGGCTTGAGAGATAAGAACGGTATCGTCGTTGCTGCCCTGTCGCTTCGTGCTCCGAGGAACGGTAAGAAGTACGAAGGTTACCTAGAAATTGCTCGGTACAGCACGGCTATAGCGACCTCTGTTCCTGGAGGCTTGTCTAAGCTGGTGAAACGCGCCAAAGAGTGGTGTGCAAAAAACGGATACCGCGGAATCATGACGTACGTCGATAGACGTGTGGGAGAAGGGGGCGGATATAAATCTGTAGGGTTTTCTTTTCTAGGATCAACGACTATAGATTATTGGTACACTGATAACCAACTTCGTTACGATAGGTTCAAGTTTAGAGCAAAAGGTGGTAAGTCAGAACGTCAGATTGAAATTGAGGCGAGAGTCTCAAGGATTTATGGATGTGGATCACACATATACGTCATCGATTTATCGTGATGTTGTCTCCTGGGGTGAGTATATATAATCAATATGAAAAACGCAGACATGAAAGTTCTATTTGAGGGCTGGCGAAGGTTTGTTAATGAAGGTGAAGATCGTATCGATCCAATCAATCAATTGTTGGATAAAGACGCAAATGAACTATGGCGAAGCTTCTTTGACATGTACTCACCCGACTTGAGTGATGAAGACCTTTCCAATTATCTTACCAACAGCATCAACGAGACGCTCGAAGACATCGAGACCATGGCCAAAGATGAAAACAAAGATGAAAATGAGATTAAAAATTATAAAGAAAATTATATCGCGGCTTTAGAAGCTGCCGTCAATAGAAACAGCCCGAAGGTCCAAAGTAAACCTGGTGGTCCAGATGTACCTGTTGGCCCGGGCGAACTATTTCTGAAGTGGCTCGACGAAGTCAAGGCGATCGCCTTCCGCGCGCAGAAATAATGTGTCGCATGTGGCCGACACTGCTCATCATCTTCTGCTAAGATGACGTGACGATCTTTCTAGAAAAATCGGATAAAATCCGCCGTGGTTTACATCAGATTTATACTTTTTTAATTCTTGTGGTACCTATGTCTATATGGCTATGGAAAAGAAAGATATCATCAAGCATGGATTGATCTCGGTTGGTCTTGCAAGTACCTTGTCGATCTACGGTTGTGAACGTCAGAATCCTTACAAGCTGGCCGGCGACACGTCGGCTGTCTTTGAAGATTGTCCCACCCCGCATGTCCCTTCGACGTCTGACGTCTCATCCCAGACGACCGTCGCTTCAACTTCTGCAGAGACAGTGTCAGGCGTCACGACCTCACCCTCGACGACGACGGTTTCGACAGGTTCGAGTCAAGAACAGAAGCAAGAGATGACAGAACTAGACGAAAGGGAAACCGACTACTCAGAAGCTCTTCGTACGGCTAGCATTCTTCTAGTTGGAGATGTCCCGACGTTGTCAGAGATCTATGAACTCGGTGATCTTCCTCCCGACGTGCAGGCTGCGAAGTATGAGGAATTGATCGATAAGAAGCTTGCCGATCCGCGGTTCGCTGCGACTCTGGTCGAGTTCTTCAAATATACGTTCAAGATGGGCGGTGCATCGACGACGGCAGGTGAACCGACTCGTGACACTGCTCCATCATTTGCGGCAAAGGTCGTCTATGAAGGAAAAGATTGGCGTAACATCCTCACTCAACAGTCTAATACATGTCCTACTTTTAATCCTGCAAGCAACACCTTTGTTGATGGGTCTTGTAGCAATCTTCCTGCCGGGATGAATCATTCAGGAATCTTGACAGATCCTGGTGCTCAAAGCCTGTACTACGGCAACCTGTCCTTCAGGAGGAATCGTTTCTTTCATGAGACATTCCTGTGCAAAAACGGTAATGAACAATCAGGCGGTGAGCCGACCGATCAACCTCCGGTTGATCCACCGTGCGGAGATCAAAAATCCATTCCTGGGTACAACAATAAGTGGCCCGTTAACGAGATTGCTGGTAAGTGTAACGGAGGTCGGGTAGATTTTCATGATTACAATTCTAGCAACGTCTGCGCCAACTGTCACTCAACGTGGAATCACAGAGCGCCCTTGTTCAGCCAATTTGACTCAAAGGGAATCTTCCAGATGTTGACACCAGCAGGGGAATACTCGGTGTTCGTTCCGGTGAACGGTTCACCTCGAGCAAAGTTGTCCGATTGGTTGTGCATCGAACCTTCAAAATGCCCAAACGGTGGCCAGAACGGAACTGCATGGAAGAAGATGATGAGGGTCGACGGCATTGAGACGTCTGGATCTGCGTCAAACCTTACAGAGTTAGGTCAACGGATGTCTAAAGACGATGAGGTCATCGAATGTGCGGTGAAACGAGCGTGGAACTATGCAATGGGACGACCTGACATCACCGAGGTGGGTGGTCGATCCTGGGTGAGTCTACCTGATAGGAAGGATCCGAATCCTGAGATTGTGACGTTGTCCAAGCTAGTTGCACAATTTAAGGGTAACGGATATAACTTAAAACAGGTACTACGCACGGTCCTGATTTCAGATGACTTCACGAGGTTCTAAGCCATGCAAAAAAAACGTACAAAAAACCTGTTATGGTCACTGCTTGGAGTATTTGCAACATTTTTATGGGTCAATTCTTGCGGATCAACGGCACCTGACGTTGGAGCAAATGACTGTCCAAGCGTTGAAGACCCTCAACATGTGACTGACTCGACTGTCATAGCAGTCACTTCGTCGTCCACTACAAGCGGAATGGGAGGATCTTCAGAAACCCCTCAGGCGACGGTCTCAACAGGAACTGGGATGAGTGATCCTCTTCCTCAATTTGAAGTTCCTGCTGCTGATGAGATCATGTCAAGATTGCATGGATGTCGTAAACCCTCTTATGCCCAGCTCGGAACGTTCTTGAGAAGCAGAGGGGTCAGCATTCCTCCTGGAAATGTCTCAGATGTTCGTACGACGCAAGTCAGCGTCTTTGGTCAGACGATGACGTTAGGTAGCATCTTCGGTGGTAGCGGCGCGGCATGCGAGATGGCTGTGACTGACGCCAACGGCACAAATGATCCGCTTTGCCCAGCAAATGAGTCTTGCTTCTGCAACCAAGACGACAAGCTCAATCAGAACAACAGAGGTTGCCTCGATGTCGGAAACAACTCACCAGATGCAGCCGATGGGTATTGTGTATCTAAACCGTCAACGGCAGGCTACTTGTACTTCACAGCTAAGGATGCATTGGGATATCCCAAGCTTGATTCTCGTCTTGGAGAAAAAGAAGAGCATTCAACTGCATCTGCAATGAAAATGATGGACGTGTTCATTCAATCCGCTCCGCAGATCATTGCAAACATTGGTGATCCTTCTAAAGCACCAGCATGCACGTTGGGTGGAAAGAATAGACCCATGTTCGATCCTGCTGACGGATCATGCGTCGAAGAGACAGTAAGCTGCCTCATAGGTATCCCGGCGACTGATGATCACATGTTGTTATGCAACTTGATCGTTCAAAAGGCGAAGGTGGGTGACTCATCTGATCTAACAAAGAAACGAGTCATTGCCGTCGCAACGCTGTTAAGCGCTGCTCATTCTTGTCAATAACGGAGAGAACAAATGACCAATTGGAAGCTAAAGGACCTACGCAACGACCGCAGAAGAAGCTTTTTAAAGATGTGCGGTGTGATGGCCGCAGCAGTGGGAATATCAAGGTCAGATTTGCTGAATTTTCTTTCTGATGAGGGAGGCACAGGTCTAGCAGAAGCTGCAGGATCGACATACGGACGATCATTGCTCGTACCTGCCCCGAACGGTTCACAAGCTTGGTTTCAAGAGTTATGGCCTGTCGCAGATGTTGGTTTCAAGGCATGTCAAAATGCCAACGTCTCAGGATTGACTTCTAACTTCGGTGGATTCTCTTCCTACCTGTACACACAACAATATGGATACAATCCGGCTAACGGATACAGAGGAACTTATACATGGGGCAAGGGAAATGTAATGCCAACGCTTCCTAACGGCGTGAAAGGATGGTCAGGAGGAGATAGGTCATTCTTCTACGGTCCAGATGCTCCATGGTTTGATCATGCAACAGGAATTCCAAAGTATCCTGTCTCTGCTTTCATGTCAGGTAAGGATGAGACCCATACGGAATTTCCTGCCTCGCAGGTTGCCCTTTCAGGAAATTCTTCAATGCAGGCTGCATTGGCATCTTTAGGTGCAGTTGGATCATCAGCTATAGTTCCAGTTTTAGGTATCGATCCCGTGAAATATGGCCGAGCCCCTGGTGCTCCTGAGGTCGCAACTGTTCCAAGTTCAACAGGAATGATTGATCTGTTCAACAGCGCCGCAAGTCAGTTTGCATTAGCATCCAAGGCAGATCAAGAGCTGTTTGAGGTATATTACAAGGCGTTACTAGGACTTCGTAAGTCATCGAATAGAACTTCGTGGGCACCGCAGATGCAAGTCACAAAGAATGCTGCAAGGATCATCGGTCTCAATTTTGCATCTCAGTTGACTCCGACCAGTCAAGATCTAATCGATTTTGGAGTTCAAGAGATGATTGACGGTCTAAACTCATCTTCTTCGTACATGACTCCTGCGCAACGTAAGGGCATTGAAGAATTTGGTAGAACCTTGATCGTCGTTGCAAAGGCATTCACGCTCGGTCTGTCCAAGACAGCCATCGTAGCTCTATCTCCTGGTCCGACGAGCGACACGACCTTCACTGATCCACACGTTACTTTTGATTCTATGACCTTGATGAACCAAGGTAGAAATACCACGAAGCACTTAGGCAAGGTGTTGAATGGATTCTACAACTACCTGTCTCAACAGGTTGATCCTGAGAATCCCACGGAACGACTCGATCAGAGTACGGTGTTCGTTGCATACGGCGACACACCCCATACTCCGCTTCAAGGATCGACATGGCCTGATGCGACTCCTGATGCCTGTAATTGGACATACGTGATGGATCCAAAGGGTTACATCAAGAACGGATGGTTCGGTCACGTCTATGCAAACAAAATGTCAGGAAAGAATGCAGTCGGATACAATCCCGCTTCGGGATTGGATGATTCATCAAAGACGTCGGATCAAATGTCATCATTCTCATCCACTGCAGCGGTATATGCCACCGCGCGTGGGGATTCAAACAAGACTTCAGAGTATGGAAACTCCGTGTCGATGATCACAGGATTGATCAACAGCAAATGATCTCTTTCACGATTTAAGGCAAATTTCTCATCGTGTACATGTTGATGCAGTAAAAGTATCCTTCTATCATTCGGCAAGCATCAAATGAGCCGATCGTAAAAAACCAAAAATTGGAGAGACTATATGCCAAGGAATAAGAAAAACTACACTTCAACGAACAAGAATGCAATCATCCGTAGCCGTGTTGATCGCACTGGCAAGCTTCGAACCGAGACTGCTCGTCGTGATGATGGTTTCAATGCTGCAGTGACGACAGATTCTCGTAACGACTCAACTCGATTCTTTATCGATCTTGAGCAACAGACGGTTGAGTTCACAGGCCGCGAGGCACGAACGTTGTATCGCCTGCTTCGCAATCATTACGAATTCACTGGCAAGCCGCGTCGTTGAACACAAGACTTACTTAGTCTTCCTTGAAAAGGAGATCATACGATCTCCTTTTCTTTTTTGTTTTATATAATGGCTTGCATACCTATGCAATGAAACAGTGGCAAAGATAGTCAGCAAGTCTCATGTCGTCATAGCTTCACTTCTCAAGGCAAAAAAAGACCTTGAGAGTCTGCTGGTCACTGTCTCTACATGGAAGAAGAACGGCGTTGACGGAAGGGGTGTCATACCGTTCGCCATTTTGCCCATTGAAGAAAAATTAAAAAAATCTATCAACGACATTGAAGAGATGATTAAAGTTGCATCAATGCTGTGATCGATTTTCTTAAAAATCTTTTAAGATTAAAAAAATAGCTGATCCCTGAATAATTAAGGTGTATCAGGGGAGATTGCAAGATGCCTAAAGTTGTTGTTAATGATTCACAAGGTTTGGTTCAACAGGCAGGTTCCGGATTTGAAGTCAGCACTTCGCTTTCTTTATCTTCGTTGCCGACGACGTCAGTCGTTGCAAAGTCTGCGGCTGAGACGATCGGATCGCCTGGAGTTTATACTCTTTCGTCTTCAGTAGCCGCGATCACAATGGTGATGCCTACTGCAGAATCGGTTCCTGGAGGCGTCTTCGTCTTTCGTTCGACATCTGCCCATGCTCATGCTTTGACAGGGTCTCTAGAGACAGCCGGTGTTAAGGTGTTCGCAGGTCAAGCCGGTGCGACACCTGACGAACAGGGAAGCAAGATCGCACTGGCTTCGGCAGAAGGTTCCTCTGTGGCTCTTGTCAGCGACGGAAAGAGCTTTTTGGTGATGGCAGCATCCGGATCATGCGTCATTAGCGGTCTATGATGTCACAGACCCATTGATCACAAAGGCTCTGGATTTATCTCCAGGGCCTTTTGTTTTTATGTTTTTTATTTTTCCGTGTATTTATGTGTAGACATTTCGGAGATTAATCATGAAGCATCGTATCACTGAGGCTCAATTACGTAAGTTGGTCTATTCGCAAGTCAAGAGATTGACAGAAGCAGGAGAACAATTGTCTCTTCCTGGGATGGGACAAGATTCTCAAGCGGATAAAAAACGAGATCAAATGTTAGATAAAATCTTAACTAAGCTTAAACCGGCTTTAAAAGATGATCAGCTTGCATCTCAACTTGCTTCAGCACTAAAAGACGTTAAGGGGCTAGAATCAGGTGCTGACAAAGCAGCAATACAACAAGCATTAAGCACGACAGATCAAGGGGCATTAGCTCGTTTTGCTGTAAAAATTCTGACTGGTGAAATTGTGCCTACTACGCTAACAACAATTTTGGCTGATTTAAAAACACAAGCATCAGATTTTGCAAAACAATAAGCTCCCCCGTCAGGGTGAAGTTTATTTTATTCCACATTAGAATAATATTCGAACATGTCAGCCGCAACAGAAAACCTGTTATTACAGATAGTCGATCTTGAAGGTAGGATCAATGATGCTCGTTCTAGGGGAGAGAACACGTTTCAACTAGAAGAAGTATTGTTGTCATTGAAGACACAGTTTGCGACATTGAATGAAGCTCTAAATAAACCTCAAGGCGTCTTAAAGGGATGAACATGCAAAAAGTAGATCTATATCAACCGATGCTTCATGTTAGAGTCGGAGCTCCTCCTCTTGCGATCAACGTTGGGGTGTCTCGCAGCAATCAAGAGACCGTTGGTGGCTTGGTAGAGAGCGCAGTTCGTCCTGAGACATATGTCTTGTTGTCTGCTCTACCCGAAGAGCTTCGAGAACGAGTGAAGATTGCGATCAGGGCATTGTCGACATTCTGAGGTAGCACATGATGCAGATCTTACGCAGGGGTTCGACAGGCCTTCAGGTCGAAAAGTGGCAAAATTTCCTTAGGGGTTTGGTTGCAGACAGCCACATCATCGTCAATGGCGATTTTGATGCATTTACTGAAACAGAGACCAAGTACTTTCAAAACAGGAAAGGTCTCACCCCTGATGGCGTTGTCGGTTCAAAAACGATCTCTGCTGCTCTTCAGTGTGGCTTTCCCTTGATGGATGATCCAACGGCGGACATAAATGGACCTAACTGGCCTCAGCCTCCAAATCATGGATCTCTAAATCCGATTGATAGAGAGAAGATGTTTGGAAAGTTCTCTTTCACGCCTGCCCCGACGACGTCGAACCCAGAAGGAATATCGATCATCGGCGATTGGGCAAAGAAGAACATCACGACAGTCAACATCCCACGTTTGACGAGCATTCCTGGATTCTCAAAATCAGGCAACGTGACGATTCATTCAGCGCTGTCCAAACAGTTCCTTGATCTATTTGACGCATGGCACTCTGCAGGATTGACATACTTGATCATGACATGGGGAGGAACATGGGCTCCTAGATTCATTCGAGGGTCAAGGACAGCTTTATCAAACCATGCCTGGGGAACGGCGTTTGACATCAACGTTCAATGGAATCAACTCGGCGTTCAACCTGCTTTACGGGGAGCCACTGGCTCAGTGAGAGAATTGGTCGGCATAGCTTATGACCATGGATTCTATTGGGGCGGATGGTTTCCAAATAGACCTGATGGAATGCATTTTGAAGCCTATAAGATGCTTTGATCAGTCGAACGTCTTTGTCATGTCAATAGTTAATCATTGATATGTCGATCACAAGAAGAGATGCATCTAGATCTAGGAAGGTCTATTCCTACTACAGACCTCGTCCAGTCCAGCAAGTCGTTGACAACAACTCGTATGATTCGTACGATGTGATGGTGTGGAATGAAACTCCCACAGGTGAGGTAGATGGAAACAACAGCACTTTTGTCATCTCATACCAACCGAATCCTGATAAGACGTTGGTGTTCTTAAATGATGTCCTGCAAATATCATCTGGGGTTGATTATTCGTTGTCTGACAGGCTGTTGATTTTTAACACGGCTCCAAAGACAGGCGACAAGATAAGTGTCACGTACTCTAGAGTAGTTTGACTACGATTCTATTTAGTAAGATTTTTTTTTGCCGCTCATCCATATTTTTATCTAAGAATTTGAGTGTTAGGTGACGTACGTATATGACAACATTCGCCTCAACAATAAGCCCCACGCCGTTCGGTTTCTTTGATTCTGATTCAGCTTTTCAGACTGAAGCCGATGGTATGGTGACGTTCGTCAAACGAAAGCTAGGTGACGATGTCCTGTCAGTAGAGTTGACAAAGAAAGAGATTTGGGCATGTTTCGAAGAAGCATGTTGTGAATATTCACGTTTGATACATGAAATGAAGATAACGTCAGATCTGACGAACGTCATGGGTCTTCCTACAGGTTCGAATGACCTAACGAACAGATATGCCAAGAGAACAGTAGAATACCTGCTAAGAATGGCAGAGCCATATGCGACGGAAGCATATGTAGGAGGATCTTTTGACGCCACGTTAGGTTACATCGACCTGATCAAGGATAAACAGGATTATAACCTGTATGAAGATCTTAAGGTCGCTTCTGGAAGCCTGTCAGGTAGCTCTATCTACAGTACGTTGCCAGCTGGAAGAAAAGGAAAATTAAAGATAGTCGAGATATTTCACTTTGAGCCTCTTGCAGCGCAGCAGTTCCTTCTCAATGCATCGAACATCACAAATTTTCTTGCCACAAACTTTAACTATGAATCATACGTTAACTCAACTGTGTTTTATGTGTTGCCTGTGTTTGAAGACGTTCTGCGAAGAGGAATGCTTGAGACTGCGTTCAGAGTCAGAAGATCTCAATACAGTTATGATGTCATAGGAAGCAATCTAAGGATTTATCCCATACCTTCATCAGATCTTCAGATGGGTAAGATGTTCGTAAAGGTGATGGAACCTCATGATCCCTTGAATCCAACATCATATGAAGATGACACGATATACGGAATATCAGGACCAAGCAACATACCCTTTGGCAACATTCCCTTCACCACAATAAATCAACCTGGAAAACAATGGATTCGTCAGTACACCCTGGCTCTATGCAAAGAGCTATTAGGACTCATACGATCAAAATTTCAAACGATTCCTATTCCAAATGCAGATCTACAACTAAACGGCTCTGACTTGTTGACCCAGTCTCGTGAAGATAAAGAAAAGTTGACGACTCAAATGAAAGAGTTCTTGGCTAACCTGACCCATCAGAAGCTATTGGAAGCTGACGCTCTTGCAGCAGAAAACATGCAGAAACAGTTGAGATACATACCCATGCCTCTAGGCAAGGGAATCGTGATAGGTTGATAGGCCATGGCAAGATTATTCATCACACCCAGAGAGATCAACTTCATTTCAGATCTCACAAAAGAGATCGTCAAGGACGTCATCGGTCAAAAGATCTATTACTATCCCATCTCAGAGACGAAGACTCAGTCTCATGAGGTCTATGACGAGGCTCTACAGAAAGTGTTTGACAATCCGATCGTCGTAGAGGCTCTTGTAAACGCACAGTTTCAGAACGAGACGAAGATAACGAAGTTTGGTATTGATTCTCAATTTACGTTGGAAGTTTACATACAACACAGAGATATGGTCGAGAAGGGGTTGAATCCGTCGATAGGCGATTACTTCTCATTCGGATCGATCTTCTACGAGATCACAGAATACAAGTACATGCGCACGATTTATGGCCAGGCAGAGAACATCGATGGAGTTTCATTGATGGGAACTAGAGTACGTGAGAGCCAGTTTAAGGCCATCACAAATGGACCGACGGATATCAAGTACGCAGATCCAGATGCCGTTCAAGAGACATTTGTGCAACAAAGAGGAGTCGCTGAGAACAAGGATGGCCCAACTGCAGACGTTAGAGACTTGGTCAAGAACGGTGTCCTTGATCCTCCGTTGTCAGGACCTAGGGAGGTTTCTGGATTGGGAGATTCTACAGGAACTGGAAGTTCTTTCTATGATGAGTGATTATGCCAACACGTTTTAATTCAAAGAGTCAGTCTACCTTCGGCGTCATCGGGATTAATGCCGACACGCATCAAGGTATACCTGATCTGTCTATCGCACCAGTAGGCATAGAGGATGTCGACGTTGCTCTATTTAAATTGTTTGAAAATGAGATTAAGTTGCAAGTTGAAGGAAATAATGCAGAGCCCAAGAAGGTTCCTGTCATCTTCGCATCAGGTGAAAAGTGGGCATTGTTGAAGAAAAAACGAGCCTTGAGGGATCGAAACAATTCTTTGATACTTCCCCTGGTAACGATCGCGCGGACGAACATAACTCAAGATGCCACGTCAGACATAGTCGGTCGTGGCATCAATCAGCAGACAAATGAGATCGTGATTCACAGAAGGTTAGACAAGTCCGACAGGGGTTATCAAAATCTGATCAACAGGTTCTTGTTGAAGAACCAGAAAAACGTTGCTGTCGATCCTAATTCTGACCACGCCGAAGGCCAACTCTTAACTGAGCGTGAGGTCGGGGCGGATGAGACAGACCCCACATTTAGGGACGGAGCTTGGCTTGCAGACATCAAGAAGAACAACATATATGAGACGATAGTCATACCTGCGCCTCAGTTCTGCACGATAGACTATGAAGTCAGCATGTGGACTCAGTACACACAACACATGAATCAGTTGATCGAACAGTTGATCTCTTCTTTCTTACCTCAAGGAAATTCTTGGAGAATAAACACATCTAAGGGATACTGGTTCCTTGCCATGGTCGAAGGTAACTCCTACAACCCTGAAGGAAATTATGATGAGATGGGTCAAGAAGAGAGAATCATCAAGTATAAGTTTAACGTCAATGTTAAAGCGTACATCTTTGCGACCCAGCAACCTGGTGTAGGAATACCGATCAAGAGATACGTTTCATCTCCTGTTGTAAGCTTTGACGTAGGAACGTCATCAAATTCAGTTCAAGATCAACTACCGAACGTCGTCAATGATCCATTTCTTGGATCGGACGATCCGACGTTACCTCTTTCTGCAGAAAAAAACCTGAGATCAGATCAACGAAGGACAGGAATCGGAAACTATGACCCGAAGGATCCAAACGTAATGATCGATCCTGCATTGTCCAACAGAACACAACGGCAAAATCTTCCTCAATACCTAAAAGTAACATCGAACGGATTAGACGGGAAATCTCAAACTGGATACGTCAGAGTATACTCTGTCAATAAGTCGTCTGGAGAGTCCATTGTAAAACCAGGTTCAGTGACACAACCAGGGTCCAATAAATCAAATCAGGCGCCGTTAACTCCTGATGAGTTGCTCGGTGGTCTTACCTATCACGTGACCAAAGACTTTTGATATTCAAAAATGTTTTTTGGTTTTCTTGAGATACTTATAAGGAAAGTTTGTCTGTTGCATGAAGGAGCAAGATAATGGCCGAGCAAGTTTTTAGGTCTCCTGGGTTTTTTGAGCGTGAGATTGAGTTAAGGGTCCCGCCACCGTCAGGTCCCGTTGGGGTTCCTGCAGGAGTGATAGGTACATCGAATAAGGGTCCTGCTTTCGTTCCCGTCGCCGTCGCGAGTTTTAATGAATTCACAAGCATCTTTGGAGATCTAGATCCGAAGAAGTTTGGTCCGTATGCAGTTAATGAGTTCTTGAAGAATCGTACTGCGTTGACGTTCATGAGAGTTCTTGGAGCTGGTGCAAACAAGAGCACAACGGACATCTCAACGACCGTATCGACAGGACGAGTTAGAAACGCTGGATTCAAAATAGAAGGATCTGTAGCGTCCCATGATGCATTGGGCCGTCACGTTGGATCAGTGCAGTACCTCGTTGCAGATCACACCCTGCAAGCTAGTGAGGCATACGGCATGCCGATCTTTACGGACAATGATTCACGTTCGCAGTCAAGCAATATGAATCTCGTCCGTGGTGTCGTCATGATGGCGTCCGGTGCTAGAATGATGGTGCTTGATGGTAATCAATTGGTTCCTTCGGCATTTGTCGGTGCCACGACGCTCGATGATGCTGCATTGGTTAAACTAGGTAAGTTTAAGCTAGTCATATCCTCTACGTTGGGATCTAACTTTGCTTTCGATGACAAGCTTCCAGGTGTCAAGGTCTACACTGCATCAATGAATCCCAGCAGCGATGATTACTTCGGTAAGGTTCTTAACAGGGATCCAGAGAAATTTGCTCAGTACCAACACTTGTTGTATGCAGATTTTGCCGTTGATGACGAGATTGCCACTGTCGTCAATGACGATTACGTCGCAGTCCTGTCGGGATCAACAAACACCAGCAACGTATCTGGAGAGCCTTCAACCGTGTTTAGAAATGCATTCGGAGGTTTTGACACTCGCTTTACCACGCCGAAGACTCCACACTTCATATCTCAGCCTTTCGGCACGACTGAGTATGATCTTTTCGCCCTAGAGGCTCTTGATGATGGAGCATATGCCAACAGCCTGTACAAGGTTTCGATAGCAAACCTTAAGGTGTCTGAGAACGAAGCTGATGAATACGGAACGTTCAACGTTCAGATCCGCGATTGGAATGACACAGACATCAACCCTCAGATTCTAGAGGAGTTCGTCAACTGTTCGTTCAATCCTGATGCAGACAACTACATCGGTAAGTTGATCGGCGACCGCAAGGTGACGTACGACTTTGATCAAGACATTGTCAGCGAACGTAGAGTCATTACAAGCGGTAAATATGCCAACGTTTCCAAGCTCGTTAGGGTCATCATACCGACTGCGGTCGAGGACAAGAAGGTTCCTGCAAAATCTCTACCTTTCGGATTCAGAGGTCACGAGGTCATAAAGACGAATGATTCTCTATCAGATGGTGTGACAGGAGCAAAGAGGCTTGCAGGTGTGTTTGACGTTCCATCGTCAGGCATACTTTCGCAATCCATCGTTCCTCCTGTTCCTTACCGTTTTAAGGTCACAAAGGGCGAGATTCCTTCAACGACAAGCTGGGACGGAAGCCCCGGCCCTCAAGAGGCAGCATCACCTCAGTTCTATTGGGGTGTCAAGTTTGAGAGAAATGATGTACCTCTAAATGCGAACTTGACAGAAGTCAAGAATCCTTTGCTCGAGAGCTTCACCAAGTTCTCTGGCATCAAGAAGCTTGACGTTCTCGTCACAGGATCTGGCGCTGACGTGTTGAACAACAACAAGTTCTCATTGTCCAAGGTTGCATTCTCAGCGACCGCGATATCAGCACTGACGGGAACGATCAGAGCTCACATGAGAGAAGCTGCATACGTCAGAAATGCGAATGTCGATCCGTCAAACTACACGATCAATGATCCGGTTCTAGGAAATCGTATCACCTTTGCATCTCTGTTGTCGAACGGGCAGCCTTATGAATTCAACAAGTATTCTTCATTTGCTAAATTCACGTCATTCATGCAAGGAGGTTTCGACGGTCTAAACATCCTTGATTCAGCAGCCGCAAGAATGAATGACAAGGCAACCTCATTTGAGACTCCTCTAGGCGCAGCATCAACGACATACGTCTCTCCTGGGCTGACGACCAATCAAGCCGGTGTTGGAGTTGATAACAACTCAGTCAACTCTTACATCACTGCCGTCGACGTGATGACAGATGCATTGCAGGTCAACGTCAACCTGTTGGCGCTTCCTGGAATTCGTGAAGATTACATTACCAACTACACATCAAAGAAGGTTCGTGATTACGGCCTCTCAATGTATGTTATGGATCTTCCGAACTATGATGACAACAACAATCGCATCTATGATGACTCGACTGCCAAGATAAACATAGAGAACACTGCATCGACGTTTGAGGACAGGACATTCGACAACAACTACGTTGCGACATACTTCCCTAACGTCTACATTAATGATGCCGTCAACAACCGCTATGTCAAGGTACCGGCTTCTGTCGCAGCACTGGGTGCGATAGGATTCAACGACAGGAATGCATACCCATGGTTTGCGCCGGCCGGTTTCAACCGCGCAGCTCTTGACTTCGTCAACAACGTAGAGGTCAGATTGAATGTGTCAGATAGAGATCGACTCTACGATGCACGCATCAATCCGATCGCGACGTTCCCACGTCTTGGATTCGTGATATACGGTCAAAAGACTCTGCAGATCAGGAAGTCGGCTCTTGATAGAGTCAACGTTCGACGCCTCCTCCTCGAGGTGAAGAGATTGATCATAAACATAGCAAACAGGATCGTGTTCGAGCAGAACACGCCGGCGGTTCGCAATAAGTTCGTTGCTGACTCTACGCTTCAATTGAGCCTCATCCAAGCGCAGGCAGGTATCGAAGCGTTCCAGGTCGTGATGAACGAAACGAACAACACACAAGAAGATGTCGATCTCAATCGTTTAAATGGAAGGATCGTTGTGGTCCCGACAAGAGCGATCGAATTCATCGCCATCGACTTCATCGTCACAAATGCGGGCGTTCAGTTCGTTTGATACTGAAAATTCGCAGATAAATTGATACTTAATCAGCAAAGCGTAGGAGCGAGATAAATGGCACAGCTCAAGTTTGGAAGCGCAGGGGTAACGACAAGAGAAATTGATCTAACAGGACCGGTCGAGGTTGGTCCAGCGGGCGTACCGGCAGGTGTTGTCGGAACGTCAGTCAAGGGGCCAGCCTTCGTTCCGCTGACGTACGGAACGTTGAAGGACTTCTTTGCAAAGTTCGGTGAGAGCGATGCGAAGAAGTTTGGTCCTCTTGCTGTATCTGAGTGGATGCGCCGAGCGACGGCGGTCACTTATCTCAGGGTTCTAGGAGTCGGTGATGGAAAGAAAAGAGTCTCTTCCGGTACTACGGCAGGTGACGTGACCAGCGCCGGCTTTACAGTAGGTGAAAAGCAGCCTTCATCAACTGATGGAGCTCTATCATCAAACGCGTATGCAAACTCAGGTGGTATACCTGGTCGTACGTACTTCCTAGGTTGCTTCATGTCAGAATCTCAAGGATCAAGCGCATTCAGCGCAGCAGGTCTTCAAGGCACCGGCAGCGTCAACAACATCGTTGCTGCTGCTGTGCCGATCGTGAGAGGCGTGTTGATGGCACCTTCAGGAGTCATTCTTCGCATGTCGGCTTCTGCAGTAGGAATCAATTCGGCTCCTCCTGCTTCAACGCTGATTGCACTCGATGCATCAGCGAGAGGAACGACACTGGGAATGATGATCTTGACATCGAGCAATGTATCGAAGCAAGAGTTCACCTTGTTGTTGAACGGACACAAGGGAACGGATGCAGCATATCCGAACGTGTTGACAGCGTCTTTCGACGTCACGGCAGCAAACTACATCAGCAAGGTCCTGAACACAGATCCTTTCAAGATGGAACAAGCAGGTCACTACCTTGCAGCACACTGGGATATCCATCCAGCTCTTGCGGTCGTCACCGGCGCAGGTGCCGTCGCTTCAGGATCAATCTTTGATACAGGATACAGAGCAGAACGCAGCGCATTCTTGTTGTCAGGATCTGGAGCTCGTGACGTAGGATCTTCGACTGCACCGAATTACGAAGGATACCGCGATAGGTTCTCAAGCGCAAAGTCGCCTTGGGTCATCTCTCAGAAGTTCGGCGGATCACCCGTCAATCTCTTCAAGCTTCATGCTCTAGATGATGGTGCAGGAATCTCAAACAAGTACAAGGTCTCAATCTACAACATCGTGCCGTCAAATGACCCAACGAACAAGTACGGATCTTTCAGCCTTTCAATTCGTAGCCTGACTGACACCGACATTGACCAGAAGGTCTTTGAACGTTGGGAAGGAATCAATCTCGATCCTTCATCAGATCGCTACATCGCCAAGGTGATCGGTGACATCAATGCATACTATGACTTCGATCGTGACGATGCAGCGCAGAAGCTGGTGATCGAAGGTAACTATGAGCTTCGCTCACGTTACGTAAGGGTTGAGGTCTCTAATGAAGTCGCAGATGCATCGGTCGATCCGACAGCCGTGCCGATGGGCTTCAGGGGCATCTACCACTTGGTGACTTCAGGATCGACCCCACTGGCTGCCCTCGGTGGTCTGGATTCAGGATCTTTGGTCTCAGTCGGCGGAACAGAACTTCGCAACGTCGTTGAGCCTCCGCTCCAATTCAGGAATCACCTCAATGATGGTACGGGTCAACAGACACAGGTCAACTCTCGTTACCACTGGGGCGTCAAGTTCGAGCACATAACTGATCTATCAGAACAGAACAGCTCAATACTTCAGGACAAGTCCATTCACAGCTTCACGAAGCACTTCCCGAATCACTCAACAGTGAACCTGAACGTCCTCATCGGGGACAACTCCGGAGTCGCCGATTCTGCACAACTCGGAATTCTTGATGCTGATCGATTCTGCAACAACCTGTTCTCACTTGAGCACATTAAGATCTTGACGGGATCAAACGGTACCGTTGCACAGAATGATGATTGGAAGTACGCCGATTATGTCAGGAAAGGCAACATCACTACAGATAATGCAGCCAAGACAAGGGCAGTCGCAGCAAGCGACCTCACGAACTCTCAGAACCGCAAGTTCTTAAAGTTCTCATTCATCATGCAAGGCGGCTTCGACGGCGTCAACATCTTCAACCAAGATGAAGCAGATATCAGCAATGCAGCCGCAGTCGCAGACATGAACGACGTCAATCGTGGTCGCTCTGCAGGACCCAACGTTGCGGCATACCTCAAGGCCCTCGAGGTCATGAAGAACACAACTAACGTCGACATACAGCTGCTTGCAATACCTGGTATCAGAGTTCCAGTCATCACTGACGAGGCCATCAGGTCCACAGAAGAGAGGTTTGACGCCCTCTATATCATGGACATTGAGCAGGTCGACAAGGACGGAAACCTGATCAACATTGCTACTGCAACGAAGCCGTCAGTCAAGGAAACAGTCGATCAGCACAAGGCACGTAACATCAACACGTCCTTCGCAGCGGCATACTTCCCTGACGTCCTCATGAGAGATCCGGTCAAGACGACGAACACAGTCGTGGTTCCTCCTTCGGTCGTCGTGATGGGTGCCTTATCGCTAAATGATTCGATAGGTTATCCATGGTTCGCACCAGCGGGTCTGTCAAGAGGAGATCTTTCTACGACGCTAGAGACGAGCATCCAGTTGAAGGATGCGGATCTCGACTCGTTGTACGATGAGGACATCAATCCGATATATGCACCGGCAACGACGACACGAGGAGGAACGAATCCGAAGGGTGGAGTCGTGGTCTGGGGACAGAAGACGATGTTGCAGACGGCGTCAGCGCTCGACCGTATCAACGTCCGCCGCCTCCTCATCGACGTCCGCCGCCAGGTTCGTGAGATTGCACAGACGATCATCTTCGAGCCAAACCGTGAAGCGACCCTCGCCCGCTTCACTGCGGCAGTCACGCCAAGACTCCAGAGAATCCAGGCCCTTGCTGGTCTCGAGAGATTCCGCGTCATCATCGATTCTTCGACGACGACACAAGCGGACATTGAAAACAACACAGTCAGAGGCAAGATCTTCTTGCAACCAACAAAGACGATCGAGTTCGTCTCCTTGGACTTCGTTGTGGCCAACAACCTTCAACAAGTCCAGTGAAATAAATCACAAAAAAGCACCTAATAATTCAGGTGTCAAAATATTGAATTAATTTTTAAGGGCTTCCTCGGAGGCCCTTAATTATTTTATGGCGTCAATCGTTGCGAGGATGGTCGCATAGATTGCCGTCGACATAGTTATGTTGCGTAGAGAAACGTATAAATGTCAAAGCGAGAGATAAAGGGCGCCGGATTGCTTGCTAGCGATCTGGGGTTCGTTGGCCCGTTCAAGCAAGCCCCGTCAGGAATTCCTGCAGCGGTCATTGGTCCTGCTCTAAAGGGTCCTGCATTTGTTCCTGTGACGTTGCGGACGGTCACGGATCTGTTCACAACATTCGGTGCCACGAACATATCAGGATCCACCGTGGGAGTACCTGAGACGTCGACGAACTACGGATTGATGGCGTCTGAAGAATGGTTACAGAACTCAACTGCATTGACGTACCTGCGAGTCCTCGGGGTCGGTGATGGTAACAAGAGAGTTGATTCTGGTGCCACGTCAGGAGACGTGGCCAACGCAGGCTTCACGGTGGGTGAAAAGCTACCAGATTACGTCAACTCTTCAGGTACATTAGGCTCCAATCCATATGCAAACTCAGGTGGCATACCTGGTCGCACATACTTTCTAGGATGTTTCATGTCTGAGTCAGCGGGTTCGACGATCTTCAGCTCTGCAAAGATTCAAGGCACGGGAAGCGTGAACAACTCTGGAGCATCTTCCATTCCGCTCGTGCGTGCGATACTCATGGCTCCTTCAGGCGTCGTCTTGAGATTGTCTGCGTCTGGTGGCGGAAGGAACTCGAACCCTCCTGCTTCATCCCTCGTTGCGACTGATGCATCATCGAACGGAACGTCATTGGGTTCAGTCGTGTTGTATGACGGCATAGGAACTTCATTGCAGCAGTTTGTCCTCTTGCTGAACGGCCATAAGGGAACAGATGAGTATCCCAATGTCATCACCGCATCGTTGGACATGCAGTCAGACAACTACATAGGGCGGGTCTTAAATCAGTCAGCTTCATTCATTCAACAGGCCGGTCACTATCTTTCAACGTATTGGGACATCCATCCAAGCGTTGCATTCCTGACGGGTACAGGCGTCGTCTCTGCAGGATGTGATGTTCCAAACTCTACGAACCAAGTCCTAGGAAAAGAGAGATCCGTTTTCTTGTTGACAGGATCTTCAGGATGGAATGCTGGATCGTCTACTGCTCCCAACTACGAAAACTTTAGGGACAGGTTTTCTCATGCAGTGACTCCATGGATCATCTCACAAAAAATCCACGGAAAATACGTCAACTTGTTTAGGTTTCATGCTCTTGATGCAGGATCCAACGTGTCCAATCAATACAAGGTATTGATACACGACATCATTCCTGCTGCTGTGACAGATGATTACCAATACGCTTCTTTCACGGTTTCAATTCGAAGTTTTAGGGATCTGGATGATTCATCACCTGACCTAGAAACGTACATCGACGTGAACCTTGATCCTGCTTCACCGCGATACATCTCAAAGATCATAGGAGACACTCATGCCTATTACGACTTTGATCGAACGGCGGGCGAACAAAAGTTCGTCATAGAAGGAAATTATCCCGTAAGATCCAGGATCCTACGTGTCGAAGTCTCACCTGGTGTCTCAGACCAATCCGCGCCAGCCGTTGTCATTCCAATGGGGTTCAGAGGAGTGTCTCATCTCGTCACGTCAGGATCATCTCCCCTTGCGTCTTTAGGAGGCACAGACGCCAGTGCGCTGTCTGTTTCTAATTTCTTGCGCAACACGACGGCATTACCGCTACCTCTGATGGAAAACCTCAATGCATTGGATGGTAACGGAAACTTCAAATCATCAGCTTCCAGACGGTGGGGCGTCAGGTTTGAGATGACGACCGATCCTACGGATCCAAATGCAAGCAAGACGTTCAACGAATCTCTTGAAGCGATGACTCGTCATTTCCCAAACCACTCAACGACGTATGCAAACTTTTCTGTCTCAAACAACGAAGGAACGCCTGACACGGCTCAGTTGGGAATCATCGATGCAGATAGGTTCTGCAACAACCTATTCACTTTAGAGAATATAAGAATCAAGACAGGGTCAAACGGATTCGTTGATCCAGCGGAAGACTGGGTCTTTGCCTCTTACGTAAGGGATGGAGGATTTGCTGCTGAAGACTTTTTCAAGACTAGGCCCGTAGGAGTGAACGATCTTCGTGATGCTCAGAGCAGGAACTACCTGTCTTTCTACACGATCTTTCAAGGAGGATCTGACGGCCTCAACATCTTCGACTTTGAGGAAAAAAACCTTACAAATGCCGCAGTCAGGGCAGACATGGATTACCCAGAACGAGGACGTGAACAAGGTCCGAACGTCAGAGCATACCACAAGGCGCTGGACATCCTAGGTAATGTTTCTGATTTCGACATGAACTTGTTGGCCATACCTGGAATCAGGCATCCCGTCGTGACCGACGAGGCGATATCGGTCGTTGAGTCTAGGTTCGACGCGATGTATGTGATGGACGTTGAACAATCTAACATTTCAGGAGAGACGCTCGACATGTCTAGATACGCTGCGTATGTTAATAATGACCGTGCAGACGTATCGAGCACAATCAGGCAATTCACCGCTCGTGGGTTGAACTCAAGCTTTGCAGCAGCATACTTCCCAGACGTCGTTCAGAGCATACCGTCTGTCGTCTATGGGATCGATAGAGTTGAAGTCCCACCGTCTGTCGTGGTGCTGGGTGCGATGTCGTTGAATGACAGCATAGGTCAGCCGTGGTTCGCACCGGCCGGTGCGACTAGAGGCAATCTTCCTAGGACGCTGCTGACGATAGGAAATGTTTCAGAAAATGACCTTAATTCCCTATATTCAAATAACATAAATCCTCTATACGTCACGAAGAATGCCAGTAACAAAGACTCCGGCGTCGTCATATTGGGACAGAAGACTGTTTCTAGCTCTACATCGTCGCTCAGTAGAATCAACGTTCGTAGGTTATTAATCGAAATCCGCCGTCAGGCAAGAGAAGTTGCCTTGGGACTACTTTTCAGTCAAAATCTTCAAACTACGCTAGGAATATTTTCTAGTGAAATGGGTCGTCGGCTGTCTGTGATCCAAGGCCTGTTTGGATTGAGAGAATACAATGTCAAGGTAGATTTGTCGACAACGACGCAGAAAGATATAGATAATAACACGATCAGAGGCAAGATTTATCTACGCCCCACCAAGATCAAAGAATTCGTATCGTTGGACTTCATAGTGTCCAACGGGTTAGAGTCAGAGATATAAAGTTCAATTTTTTTTTAATAATCATCGATAAAGAATAATTATGCTAGCTTCATTAGCAGGAGAAACCCATCATGGCTGAAACACTTGACGTCACGTCAATGATTCCGAACAAGTTTGAACCAAAACGAAAAAACCGTTGGGTTCTAATGATCGAAGGCATCGACGCTTACATTCTAAAAACCGCAGCTCGTCCTCAGATCACAACTGAAGAAGTTGAAGTTCCGTTCATCAACTCACGTCGGTACCTCGCAGGTAAGACGACGTTCAGCACGATGAACGTGACCCTTCATGACCCAATCGCTCCATCAGGTGCGCAACAGGTCATGGAATGGATCAGGCTTCACTTCGAGTCTGTCTCTGGTCGTTCCGGTTATGCAGACTTTTATAAGCGTGACATCCAATTAAAGATGCTCGATCCTGTCGGCACGGTCGTCGAGCTGTGGGACATCAAGGGAGCATTCATCACCGATGCAAACTTCAACGAAGTCACATATGAAGACGGCGGTCCGGTTGAAATCGCTCTAACTCTCCGCTATGACAACTGTGTATTGCAGTACTGATTGATCAGCAGCATGATGACAGCAAAAGGCCCGTTGTTGGGCCTTTTGTTTTTTTATGGTCTTGGTTTACTTTTTTAAGTCTTGATTACATAATGAAGTAAAGTCTTTTAGGAGATATATGTCAGACCAGAGAGAGACCAAGAACGCAGTATTTACTTCATCAAATGCACCTGCCGGAGTTGACCCAAGAATGCCATCGATTTCTGCAGCAGAGAAGCTGAAGGCAGATTTCGGCCTAGACATTCCAAGTGAGATGGTTCCTCTTCCGTCAGGCGGGAGGGTTTACCCTCCTGGATCGGCATTGCATTTAAAAGAAACAGTAGAGATTCGCCCGATGACTGCTCGTGAAGAAGACATCTTGACGTCAAGGGCTCTTATAAAAAAAGGAACCGTTGTCAACGAATTGATCAAAGCTTGTGTGATTGATCGTTCGATCAACGTTTCTGATATACTTCTTGGTGATCGAAACGCATTGATGGTCGCAGTCAGAATAACTGGATACGGTCCAGATTATACTGCTGAGATTCAATGCGGAGATTGTCAGGCGAAGAATGAGCAAGTCTTCAACCTCGCAGAATTGCCGATTAAACGATTGGATATTGAGCCCGTCTCGGAAGGATCAAATTTGTTTGAGTTTTTACTACCTCACACGAAGAAGAAGGTAAGATTTAAGTTTACGACCGGTCGTGACGAGGAAGAACAAACGGTCACTCAAGAGAAGCAAAAGAAGATGGGTATTCAAACTGAGTCAAACGTCACGACTTCGTTGCATCAATCAATCGTATCAATCGATGGTGTTGAAGATAGATTTAAGATTTCAAACTTCATCAAGATGATGCCTGCCCGCGATTCTCTAGCTCTCAGAAATTACATCCGTGATAATGAACCTGGATTGACTATGAAACAAGACGTCACATGTCCATCTTGCGGACATTCCGAGGAGGTGAACATGCCGCTCGGAATCACGTTTCTTTGGCCTTCGTTCGGAAGATAAAGAAGCTATTATCTTAGAGCCATCGTTTATATTGATGTATTATTGTGGTTTCTCTTACAGGGAAACTTACAATATGCCCGTTGCATATAAACGATGGTTCATCGAGCGATTAAACAAGGAGATGACTCGAAGCCAAGAAGGAAGTAATCAAATTCCTTCTAGAGCTTTGCATCATAATCCCTCAGATGCTAGAGCCCTTATGGGCATGTCTAGATCTGAATCTCCAGCAAGGTTAAGAAGATTTACTTGATTATTGTTTGGATGTTTTTTTTGAATCTAACTACATATATGCATGGTGTCGAAGAGCGAATATTCATCTTATGATGAAGAAGTTACATCGGTGAGTGAGTCATTTTTTTCTTCAATTGCATCATGGTTGATTGATGAAAAATTGGACAACCTGTATGTTGAAGGAACTACCGCACAGATCAATGCTGTAAAAGATGCGATGCTCGCATCGAAAGATTTTCAAAATGAGTTGCATGATCCTGATGCGACTCTGCAAACCATAACTGAGAAATTGCAAATCAAATCGATGGCAGCTAGAGTATTTGAGTCAAAACTAGGCATGCCTTGGTTGCTATGAGGTGAAGCATGGCAACGCCTCCTCAAGGACCATCGGCAAATGATCTAAGCGCGCAAGCCACAGCAATGCAGCAGATGGTCGCTGCAACCCAAGCATTAGCAGCTGCATTTGGACAAATCGCTGGACCTGCTGGAAATGCAGCAACTGCTGGAAACCAAGTTCGTGCATCGATGGATGCTGCTCAAGCTGCCCTTCAAGGTGCAGATCGATCAGCTGAAAAATTTAGAGAAAATCTGCAAAAAAGCATCGACAGCATTGAGAGTTTTAGCGATGCTGCGGGTGTGATGAAAACCATCTTAAAAAACATGGGTGCTGAAGGAAAGAAAGCCGCGGCGGCCTTGGCCGCGGTCGGCGCTGGGCTGAAGGGTATGTCTTCTGGGTTCAAGCTGTCCATGAACCTTGCCAAGAGCTTTCTCAGCGGCGTGACGAGCATGATCGGAGCCATATTCGATTTGTCTGCAGCAATATTGTCGATACCGTTTAAGCTGTGGGAAGGTCTCATCGGCATGGCCAAGGGTGGCGGGGGTGGTGGTGGCGGGCTGTTGGAAGCGATCAACAAGATCCGCGAAGTCTTTGGTGATCCAAAGCAAGGCATAGGAAAAGAAATAATCGACACAGCGCGCGGGCTTGCTGGGTGGGGCGACATGGCTCCGGGTCTGTTTAAGGTATCCAGACAGTTCGGTACGTTGAAGGATACCATAGAATATGTCATGAAGCTGGCAGGTCCTGCTCCTGTCTTGTTCAGCAGTTTGAAGGATCAGTTTGAAAAGACGGGCAAGAACGTGTTCATCATGGCGAAAGGCCTTGGAATCGGTGAAGAAGAATTCCAAGGATTGATGAGCGCCTCAAAGGCCACCGGCGAGTCCATGGAGTCCATTGAGATAAACATGACCAAGTTCGCGAAAGGTCTGTCTTCTGAGTTTGGTCTCAACTCTAAGTTGATGTCTCGTGACATGTCCCGCGCGATGAAGGACGTGAAGCACTTTGCAAACTCAAGCGTTAAGGAAATCGCAAAGGCAACTGCATATGCTCACAGCTTGGGCCTTGAGTTGAAAGACATAACGGGAATCCTCGATGCATTCAACACGTTCGACCAGGCCGCAGAGAACGTGTCAAAGCTGTCTCAGGCTTTCGGCGTCAACATCGATGTCATGAAGCTTGTAGAGGCCAAGACGCCCGATGACGCATTAAAGATGTTGAAAGATTCTTTCGCTTCTGCAGGTAAGTCCGTCGAAAACATGAATCGCCAAGAGCTTCAACTCATTGCATCTACAGTGAGCATGAGTGAAGAAGCGGTTCGTCAAGGATTATCGTCAAAGAATCAAGCGATATCGATGAATCGATTGGCGGCGTCGACTGATCACCTTGCAAAGAAGACGATGACTGCGTCCGAAGCCACGACTGCTCTAAAGAAAGACATCGAACATGTGATCCAGGGCGGCGGTGGTGGCGGCCCAGAATCCAATTCGCTGTTAGGAATGTTCTTTGAGGGATTCATGCAAGGAATCACGACGTCAAAGAGCTTCATGCAGATCCTAAAAAACTTGAGGATGGCCTTCGTCGTCGTCATGGAGAAAGGCCGTGAGCTCGGTCGCGCATTCGTCGAGATGTTTCCAGGAGTGAAAAAGCTGTTCGAGGGTCTAGCAGACATCCTATCACCAGGCAAGATAGGCGGTTTGTTTGAATCCTATAAACAAACATTCATAAAGTTTTTTAAAGACATCTCCTTAGGACAAGGAACCGTCAAGGGCCTGATGGAAGCTTTACAGAAAAACTTCATGGATTACCTGACAAAGTCAGGCCCTGGAGGGCAAAAAGTCCTTCAAGGATTGCAAGAATTCTGGAAGGCAGCGAAGCTGGTCATTGCATCAGCTATAGAGTACCTCGGCGACATGCTTAGAGATGGATTCAACATGCTGATCGATCTCATAGACGGAAAATATAACAGTAAAGTAAGCGGGGCTTTAGGCAAGGTTGGAGAAGAAGTTTCACCGATTACTTCTGCTTTTAGCGGACTGTTTGAAAAAGTTAAAGGCCCCCTAGGAAAGCTGTTCGACAAGTTCATGTCGTGGGCCAGTGAAAAATTAGGAAATGCTTTCAAAGAGCATTATGGCAAGATCATGTTGTACATGATCGGACCTTCTCTAGTCTCTGGATTGGGATCAGGATTAATGTCCTACGCCACGACGCGTCTTGTACAAGGCCCAATTGCAAAACAACTAAGCAACATTGCTGGCACACTCGAACAAAGGCTGCCTCAAGCTGGAGCTGGAGGCCCGGCCGCGGGGCTCGGCAATCAACTGACTCAAGTCGAAGGAGGTTTAGGCCCCCCAGCCCAATCATTTGCAAAGACATTTTCGCAAGGATTTGCTTCTTCTGTTGGCCCCGCACTAGCAAATGTAGGCGAGTTTGCTGCGAAAGCTTATATCATGTTCCAAGCGACTGCGAAAATACTAGACTATATTAAGGAAAAAAACTTCACAAAAGAACAGATGGAAGCTGCCCGAGTCATCATAGATGCATTGATTGACTTTTTCGTCAAGTCTCAATTGGTCTCAGGTATAACAAGCTTAATGGGTCGTTTTGGGAAAGTTTCAACAGGAGGGATCGGACAAGTGCTTGCTGGTCTCATGCCGATAGGCCTTGTGGTCGGGGCAATGTGCTTGCTTGCTTCGGACATAATCGAGGACGCAACAAGGATAAAAAACCCAAAAGCATTGAAAGGTGTAGCGGCCGTCGTTGATGCGGTTGGAACACTGTTCATAAAGTCAATACCTGTCATCGGCAGCGCCATGGTTGTCGGCATGGGGTTGTTGGCCGGCGGCGGAATAGGATCACTCATCACAGGGGGAAGCATCATTGCAGGAATGGCCGCGATATCTCTTGCAGCAGGTGAGATGATCCTTATTGCGAAGGATCTTATCACCCATACTGCCAACATGCCAGGTTCAGGCAATGAGATCAAATCTAAGGCAGAAGCGATGGCTTCAATCATACAGGCTTTAGCATCATTATTGACGTCTGTCTCTGATGTGCTAAAGTCTCTTCCAATGAACATGTTTTCTGATACAAAAAAGGTCGAAAGCACATTCAATTCAGCAAAAGATTTTATAGACATATTATTGGGCCGCAGCGGCGGCCTGGGGCCGGCCGTGTCGGGAAGCACAGGAATAGCAGGTATAATTGATGGATTAAAAACGCTAGCATCGCTTCCTGCTGTCAACATCGAAGCCGCAGCAAAGATAGCCCCAGTTATATCAGCAATTGCTTCCACGATAGGTGCTATATCTCAAGCTATATCTTCCTTGAAGTCAAAAGCAGAAGCCAAAAGTTCTCTGTTGGGTCTTATAGATCATTCTGGGAGCATCGAAGGTTTTGGAAATTCTCTCAAAGAAGCTGCACCTATCATACAAAACTTAATGACAGGTGCAAACACGATCGTTACCACAATCACGAGAAGTTTTTCTGGTAAAGATGCCCGCGCCGCTGCCTCTCTAGGCAAGATGGGTGAAGGATTGGGGCAAATCATGAACGGTGTGGCTGCCACTCTATCTGCGTTGACTGGACCTGTTCAGCATTTTAGAAAGAAGACAAAAACAGACATCAAACACACCATCGGCCCGACCGATGTTCAAACGTTGGAAGAATTCGATGCAAAAGCGTTTGAAAATTTCTCTTTAAAGCTAGGCGAATTAGCTCCAAAGTTAGGCGACTCGATGGCCAAATTGATGGGAGGTGTGTCAAGCGCAGCCATCGATGCTGCGAAAGGCATAACTCCTGAGAAGATGCAGGGAGTTAAGGCGGTCATTGACATCATCGCAGCAGCAAGTCAGCTGATCGGATCCTTGACCACAGGCGCTCAAGGAGTCAACATCAGCGTAAAACCTTCGTTAGAGGACAAATCAGTAAACATAAAAAACTCTGAAGCCGCAGTAAAAAATACTGTTGATTTCAGCGGGATGATAAACAACGTCATCCTACCAGATATTTCTAAAGTTATAGAGACGCTTGCCAATCCAGCGACTGGTCTTCCTGCAATGCTCGAGAGGGTCATGGGCATCATTAAAAAGAACCCCTTGAACGCAAGTGACATACAGACTGCAAAGGCTATGTCAGAGATCTTCAAGGTCATCTCTGAGTTGATGAAGGCAGTGAATGAATTGATGCCGACGATGCATGCAACAATGGGTTATGTTGTAGGCGTTTCAGAGCAAGGAGAAAAAGAAGGAGGCAAAAAATATTTTCATATTGACAATCCTAACGTTTTAGCTGATAACATAAAGAAATCTTTCGACGTGATGGCGGTTTTACTGGAAAAGATAACTGAACCAGGCGATGGTATTAATTCAACCTTGGTGAGGATATCTCTTGCAGCAGACTTGTTGCCTTCATTTAAGAAAGGCACCATCGAAAAGGTCGCGGCTCTAAAAGATTTGATGACTGGGTTCAAGGACATGAAGAGCGCTATGGACGATGCATTTTATACAATGACGACGGCCGACGAGCGGCAAGGTCTAGGCGCAAAAGCTCTCGCAGAACAGCGAGCAGCGCCGTCAGGCCAAAGTGTCATGCCCGACGCGCTCGACGAGTTCGAGGCTGCGGCAGGCCAACCTCAAAGTTCCACCGCAGTATCAGATCAAGCGACAATGGCGCAAAAATTTGAAACAATGGCAAAAAAGATGGACGCCATTACCGGTGGAACTAAGGGTGGTAAGGATTCGCCGTTGGGCAAATTGTCCGAAGCCATCGCGGCGATGAACACAACGTTGCCCGCAGACAAAATAGCGGCTATCGGCACCGCCAAGGCGAATCTAATCAAGTTTAATGAGGTCACCGAAGGATTTGATCAACAACTATCTATATTGTCTGAAAGGACGATATCTGACGTTGCCGTCGCAGTAAAAACAAATGTAGCGGCTCTGGCGACTGCATTACAACAGTTTAACGCAGGTCTACCTGCGGGAGTAGGCGCAGATGCTCAGGCTATCAACGTTAAGCTTGGATCCATTGCAAACGGAATAGGCGTGAAAGATGCATCATATGCAATCGCACGAGGCCCTATTAATTTTGAATTTAAGATAAACGTTCAAGTCAGCGGAAAAGAAATGTCTGAAGCGGTTTCAGCACCGGGAACGGTCATCTTCCAAGCATTCCACACCGCTGGTAATGCCGGCGGAAACTGGACCACTAACGCTAATCCATTGAGCGTTACTAAAACGCAGGGGTAATTCCGCTAATTTATAAGAGAACATCCGTATCATGCGAATACCGACAAAAGAAGAATACTTCAAGAAGCTACGATCTGACAAAGACTACCAATCCTTGTTGAAGGCAGCACCTCCTGATGAACGCCGCAAGATCATCGGAACGGTTGAGACTCTCATGAATTCGATGTTGGATGCATTCACGTTCATGGCATCAACGGCACAGGAAAATCCTGATGTCGCAAAGGAAATTGCAGAGGTCCTGAAAGGCGGCGGCAACATAATTAAGGAAAGCGACGGGGCACCCCTCACGCCGAAAGAGAAGTGATGTAGATGTCAGGCACGAAGACGGGAAACAAGGGATTCGTCAATCCGGTTGACGGCAAGGTCTACACGATCGATCCAAATGGTGTCGCCGTCGTCGTTGCAGATTCGTATGATCCAGGCGACATGACCGTCGACAAGACCGTCAAGGATATTGCTCCTCAGGCCAAGATCACGCTCGGTACGTATCTCAGCAATGCAACGAAAGGCCAGGTCTCACCGTACACTTCAGTTCCTAATGCATACACGATCGACCCATCGACTGATGCGACACTACCGTCATCACTGACGGATAATGGTTTTCCTGTTGGCCCAAGCCCCACAGGAAATTCTGAAAAATTCTCAGACAGTTTACCATCATCATTTTCAAATGATTTTTCTGAGCTTCAAAAGGGAGATGATAAGATCAAGAAAGGTCTGTCACCCGTCACGGCTCAGAACGGAAACGTTCTTCTCCCTGGAGCAGCTTCTGTCAAGTCTCCTGTCATTGCATATCAAG